ACCTCTCAATTCTTTCAGTTTTGCTTCGGCTTCGGATTTTGTGAGGAATACTGTTTTATCAAACATAGATTGTTTTAACTTCGAATTGATTCCAAATTCATCAACTTTTACATTGAAAGCAATTTCTTTTTCAGTAATCAGTATGCTTAATACAACCGATTCATAAATAATTGGTTTATTATTATTAAATCCAATTGCATATACTGTATCTCCCACCTTGCAAGGCAACTTGATAAGTCTGCCATGTTCATCCAAGTCCTCGTAATCCGCTAACTTCTCCATTGCGCAATAACCTTCTTCACAGTTGGAATAATATGAATTAGGCTTTTCGCCATAGCACGAATACAAGGTTTTTAAGGATTCTTTCTCGTAATTCTCTTTTACTAAGATTCCGACCGCTGTCCGTTCTGTTAATCTCTCCATGACTATCCCTCACTTTCTGCCAGCTTTGCCATTTTCCAATCGCTTATATCGCCACTTCCGCGCGCACTCCAAGATGTTGCTCCGTATCCCCATGCGTACACTATTCCGTTCTCGTATTTTGCAAAATATCTTTTTTCCCACGAATTTTTTTCGCTATTTCTTACCAAAATCGGCGTATCGACTGCTACCTTACTCCAATCAACAGGAGGCTCAACATACTCTAAATTAAGCCATTCGCGGAAATTATACGTACTACCTTTGCACGAATCTGATTCATAAAAATAACACTCTTCACATTCAGTTTCTTCGCAAATTGCAGGCTCTCCATTTTTTAATCCAAACATTCCTGTGTTTACCGCAAGTTCTATAATCTTATTTCCGTATTTTTCTTTATTCGTCATATTAAACCTCCAAATCACACACAAACTTAATCTCATCCGCCAAACTCTGCGCTATCATCGGCACCGTCAACTGAAACTGCTTGTAATTAGCCAGTGTATCAATGTAGTCAATAAATTTGTCCGAGAAATACTGCAACTGTTTCGCTGTTATCTTAAACTCCTTTTTCAGAATCGTAAGTGTCAGTGCAAAATAGTTAAACAACGATGCGCTGGAAAGCCTGTATGCTTCACGCTCGATACAGAAACCTTTCTTTGCATACATGTTCATTAACTGTCTCTGTGGAATTTTTCCGACTTCCTCTTTGATGTCGATTCCGTATTTACTTTTCAGATAAACAGACAAGTCCTTTCCGGTATTTCCACCGGATGCTGCTTCATCTAAGTAAGATTTCAAAAAATCCTGTAACCGGATGATTCTTGCCTGTCCGAAACCGAATTTGTCATGCAGAATTATGTACCCAATCACGACAAAATCTTTGTAAGATTTTGATATAACCTTATCGGCATTTCTCTTTTCAAAATCATTTCTCCCGATAATCCGCATTTCCTGTTTTGTGTAAAATGTCGGCTTTTTATTCCGTCTCAAAGCATTGCTCATTTCTTTGATTTCTCCTTTCTGTATGTGATTTCCAACCATGCAAAATGACTCAATACAAGCTGTCTTGCGCGTTCTTCAATCTCCATGCCTTTATATTTTTCAATAAGTTTTTCTCCGGCTTTTACAACTTCATCCCACCAAGAATCATCGTTGTCCGGGGTATAATATTTTTGAATGAATTGCCAATAATCCATAAATACTTGCCATTCTTCCGAACCCTTTTCTATCTTTGCACTTGCCATAGCCGTTACCTCTAAAACGGACAATCGCCATTGTATGGCTTGAATCCGTCTCCACGTTCTTTCTTTTTTATTTCCGCAACAACATCATCAAACGGTTTTTCGATTTCAACAAACTTCATGTGATCTCCATCAAACTCCATTGCTTCACGCATTGTCATTCCCTGTCTGTTCTTCTCGATTTTTACGCCCTTGGCTCCCTTGTCATTGTCTGACAGATTCCACAGCATAATTATGTTTGACGCATCCTGTTCGATTGCCCCGGATTCCCTCAACTCTGCCATGGTAGGCTCTTTTGTGTCTCTGCTTTCGGAAGCTCTTGTTATCTGTGAAAGTGCTATCACATGGGTATTTAAGTCTCTTGCAACAGATTTCAAACCTCTTGAAATTGATGCTACTTCTTCGTTTCTTCCGGAATATCTGTTATCCGGCATAAGCAACTGCAGATAGTCAACAACGATAACATCAAAGTTTTGGTGTCTGCATTCTGACTTTATCTCTCTCGGAGATACAGTACCGGATGCAACCCATAATTGATAATCACTCATTTCTTCATTTGCTTGGTTAAATTTTTCCTGTTCATCACCAAGAAACGCTTTTGCCCTTCTGATTCTCGTTAAGCCGATTCCCGTAAGCCTTGAAATAAATCGCTCATACACCTGTTTGTCAATCATCTCCAAATTGAAATATGCGACTTTAAGTCCTTTTTTTGCCATATTCCCAATGATTTGCGTTGTGAGTGCGGATTTTCCAACTGCCGGTCTTGCGGCAATTACTGTTACATCACCGCGTTCAAGGTCTCCAAGCGCATCATCAAGTTGCGATAACCCGATTTTTATACCACCCTCTCCAACGCTTTCATTGAAATACTTGTCTTTGTTCTCACCCGCAATCTGTTTAATCGGCTTTAGTTTTACTTCTTTTCCCTCTTGCAAATGTTCAAGTCTTGTAAGAAGATCGCTGATTGTATCATCAATGTCGCATGGTTTTAAACTGGATTTCTGATACATGTCACGAACCATTCTTGCCTTGTATTCTTTCGCAACCGCATCGGCATAACTTTTAACCATAGTTGAAGTGATTGTTCCCGAAATACAGGATTTCATCAATTCGCTGATCTGTTCCTGCGTGTATTTGTGATTTTCAAGTGCCATTGATAACGACATTGGGTCGATGCTTTCATTACGGTCATACATTGCAAGCATTTCCTTGTATGTGTCCTGCGCAAAATCCGAACTAAACATTTCCGGCTTCAGCGTTCGCCAGATACTATTTAACACATCATTGTCAATCAGCACACACCCGATCACTCCAAATTCCGCTTCTGTCAATTGCAATCACCTCGTTTCTCTGCAATCTGCAACCAATAGTCGCAATCATTTTTCAGCCAATCAACATATTTTGGAATGTACCGAAAATCCGTATCGTCCGGGTTCTTTTCTTGATAGTCACTCAAATATGCTTCTGTGGCTTTGTATAACAGCCGTGCAATGTCTGGTTGGTTCTCTTCGATAACTTCTAGCACTTTATCCATCCAAGCCGTTTTAGAGGTACTGTACGCTGTTTTCTTGGGGTATATACTAAAAGTCTTTTTCCATGCATCGTCAAAATCAAACAAATCTCTGGAATCGGTCGACAGCGAATTTTCTTTTATATTTTCTTTCTCTTTATCTTCTTCTTTTTCTTCTTCTTTATCTGAAACAGCGACGTCAGACGATTTACCGGGCGATTTTTGCTCAATTAGGTTCTTCTGTTTCTTTCTCCGGTTCTGCTGATATAGCCTGTCACGTTCCTTTTTCTTCTCATAAGCATCAAGTGTCTGGTGCTTATTCCAATTCGGAATCGTTATCACGTTGTCAACAACTTCAATCATTCCAAACTCTTCAAATGTCTTAAGCGCAAGCCTTACCGTGTTCAAATCTCTGCGAAAAATGGTGGCAAGCATTTCATCCGTGAACGGCAGCTTGTTGCTCATCATAAACACACCGTTGTTATTCTGTTTCCCGGCAAGAATAAGAAGTTTGAACCAAATCGTAATGATACTGTCCGCACTCGGCATACTCTCAATCAGCAGAATCTTTTCATCATCAAAGACATCTGTTGTGATCTTAATCCACTTGACTTCTGCCATTTAATCACTCTCCTCATATGTATTTTCAGAAATCAAAGCCATAAACTTCTCATACTGCTTTTCAGAAACCTTATTACCCTGTTTTTCCGGCTTCAAGCGGATTTCAAGGTGCTTTTCAGCAATATGCGATAATTCCTTAGCAAGACTCTTTTTGCCCTGTTTAATGCCGTCATAATAGCCTTTTGCCGGACGGTAATCATCAATCTTAGCTTTGCCCTCGCCCTGTGACCCGCTCGTCTTATTCCGAAGTTGATAACCTTTGTCTGCACAATACTTAATATAATACTGCTCAAGTTCATTAAGTTCTCCTATCGGACAGTGTACTGATGTTACATTCCATCCATACGGATTATCCTCTGAATACAGTCCGTGAGACTTCAAGCTAAGGTCTATGTGCTGATACCCAGAAAGGTGTTGCGACAATCTGGTTAAAATATGCTTAGCCTGCCCCACATAGGCATATCTAAACCCATTTTCGTCCTGCCTTGTCAGAATATAAATTCCGCTTGATTTATCAAGCCTTGGATTCAATGCAAGCCATTTCTGCTTGTTTTTGGCTTCGATGGCTTTTGCCTGTCTAAATTTCTTATAATCCATCCAATCACTTCCTCTCCAATGGCTTCATGCTCATTTGAGCCACAAACTTTCCGTAACTCATTCCGGAAGCGCGTGCCATATGATTCACAGCCGTGATTGCATCATCCTTTTTCTTTGGCTTTCTCAATCGTTCTTTAATGTCAATGCCGATGCAGTCTTGGCAATCAACTTTGCGTTCATCTATCGTCATAAACAGCCTGCCACATTTCGGGCATATTCTTGTATACACAATTCTTCCAGCCTTTTTAAAATTTTTAAACTGTGCGTATCTTTTTGCGCATTTTGGTCTACAGTATTTTTGATCTGGTCGCTTCGGCTCAAATTCAGCCATACAGTATTCACATATTTTCAATTTTTACCTCCAATCTTTTGTAAGGGCGGCACGGTAAACGCACCGCCAAAACATGGCTTTCAATAAGGTTTGTGATAACTATTCGCCAAACAAGATAGTTTCTTTTAGGCTTTCGCCAAGGTGTTTCAACCTAATTATTCTTTTTCAAGTTCCGCTTTGATGGTCTCAAGGGCTTTCTCTTCTTTTTCGAGACGTACTCGGCAACTCTCAACAATAGTGCTCTGCCTGTTAATAAGCATTTCAACAGCTTTTTTCTTGTCTTTCTCCGTCAGAATGACCGTATCCCTGTTGTAACCGCTTAACGCACCAATTTCGTCCTTGCGGATTCTCTGTCCTTTATATCCAAATTTGCATTCTTTGGTGATGATATACGTCTTTGGCTTTTCCTCTACGTCTACTTCTTCAAAAAAAAATTATTTCTCCAAAATCTGTAAATGTATAATTTCATGCTTTCTCCTTTCAGAACGGACAAAGGTTCATATCAACCTCTAGTCCTTTTTCTGCAACATAAACATTTGCTCCATATTCAATTGTCTCTTTCGTTTGTTGTAGGAATAACGCGGGATCTCCGCTTGTGTCCGATAAGTGTATTAAAACGACATTTCGTAAAGCTGGATTGTCGTTCGTCTGAATAAATTTAAGTGCCGTATCAAGGCTCATATGACCTCGTAAACGGTGTCCGTAATTTGGCTCATTCCGGTCTACCAAGTCCATGCTATAATTGGCTTCGACCATGATATGCTCAACCTTTATGCCGGAAAAGTTGTACTTACAATATTCCAAATCGGTCAAGAATAACAGTTTACCCATTTCCTCATGCTCGATTAAATAGCCGTAGCACTCGATTTCTGTATCATGCGGTACATTGAAGGGTGTCACTGTAAAACTGCCGATTTGCCGTGGTCTGCGCGGTGGAATAGGTGCTGTACGTTCTCCGGTTATGGTTTCAAGTGCGGTCTGCGTTTCAAAAGCCGTGTAAACCGGAATACCGGACTGCATGAAATCTTTTATGTATCGTGCATGGTCTCCGTGTTCGTGGCTCACAATGCATCCGGAAACATTTGCTATTTTCCAATCAATCATTTTCTTAAAGTCCATAAATTTCACACCTGCTTCAATGGCAAGAATCTCACCACTGCTGCTGATTAAAGCGTAACTGTTGCCTGCTGATGATGAACCGCAACATCGCATAAGCATTTAAACCACCTCACTTTCTTAATACTTAATATTCATATTTCCGTGTTCGTTTACCCAGTCAATAGCTTCTGCGTATGTCACGCCATTATTTTTCAAGATATATAGCAGATTATGAAATTTAGGGTGTGTTTCTTTCAGCCTTAAAAATCTGCTTTCTTTCTCTAAGTGACATCCGAATCCGCACAGTACACAACCTGTTCTTTGGCATCCTGTTGTTTTCAGCAATGGTCTTTCTTTGTCAAAAATCCCAAAATCCGCAAACGACATCTGATTCTCACATTGCCCCATAGCTTCATAATCTGTGACCACATCACCATAAACAGAACATATTGGAAAATAAAATTCGGTATTTTCGACACTCGCTCCTGTTTTCTTGTATACAATCCTATTTCCGTAAAACATCTTATCATCGCTCATTCTGACTTCAATCATGCGTTTCGCATTCTCTTTGATATAAAGTAACACATCCTGATCAGTCCAAAAGCTCATAGGGTTGCTATGTGGTCTTTTAACATTAAAAGCATTACAGCCATCCTGCAACCATTTCTGCGTACGCATAACACTTTCGCTTGCCATAGTCGCTATAATAGGCTTTCTGCCTGTTTTCTTTTCGTAATCGTGCGCAGGCTTTTTCTTCATAATGTCACAACATAAGTCGCTTATTTCAAATGGTGCATCAAGAAAGAATTTATATTTTTCTTGATTAAACTGACTATAATTGCCTTTACTATCTGTCAGTTCTCCATTCAGTCTGCGTAACCTATATTCTGAACCGCTAGGGATAACCCCCATCTGCAAACTCTTGTACTGTCCGTTTTGCTTGTTTATTCTCCTGTCTATTCCTAACAGGTCTGCCATATAGCAAGCATACGGAACCGTCTGTCTGTCTGTCTGTCTGTCTGTTAAGATTGTGTTGTTAGATTTTTGACTGTCAAGGTATTTAACATATTTTCTCGCACCGCTTACGCAATTTGACACTTCCTTGCTAATCATCGGAAATCCATACTTTTCACAAACCTTTGCAAATGAAATCTTTGGCTTCAAAATCACAAGGTTATCAAAAGTCTTGGCAAACTCCTTTAACTCTGGATATTGTGTCGGAACATCTACGAACACAAAAGGAATATTTTTATATCCGCAAACTTCTCTGATTATGTGTGCCAAAACCGTGCTATCCTTGCCACCGCTAAATGACAGATATACTCCATCTTCACCAAATTCGTTTACCCATTCATTTATTCTACGTGCAGTCATGCTTATTTTTGCAGAAAGCGGAAGTGACTGCATCTGATATAAGTCTGACATTGTATGTTTTCCCATACCCTACTCCAATTCTTCCTCTGCAGGAAACTGAAAATATTCTGATGTACTTTTCCTAAACATTTCGCTGCTTAACACTTGGCAAACTTCCGTAAAGTATTTTGAATTGGCAGTATGATGATAAAATTTATTATTTTCATACGCAATTCTAAGCATTTCCATGGCTTTCTTCGCTTTTTCTTTGGTGGAATAATCTGCAACATCTACTGAATCATCATATCCACATATCTGCATCCTCACATAAACGCGCCTATTTATACATACTTCATATACAGAAACCCAAGCGTTATCATACGGGAAATCCTTTGTCCCGTCCTGCGATATAACTCTCATAGAAAACCTCCCTAATCTTTCATAAAGTCCGGTACATTCTCGTCATTCTCAACGACTTTCTCTGGCTCGACTGCTGCACCGTCGGTCGCTTCGGATTCTGCTACAACAAACGGCTCTGAATTGGCGTTCTCGGCAATTTCTTCCTGTGTCTGCTGATAAGTTTCATCTATCTGCATAAGAGACTGTTTTGCAATAGCATTAAGGTCTTTTGGATGCTTCTTAATTGCATTATTGCGCATCTTTCGGACGATCATGGATTCAGATGTATCAATCCATGCGGCACTCATATATGGTCTTGCGACTTCGCAGGAAAGCATATCTTCAACAGTTTTGCAAGCTAAAAGCTCTTTCAAAATTTCATTTTTCTTTTCTGCGATAGCTTTCTTTTCTGTTTCCGTTGCATCATAGCGTGTCTTTTTGCCGCCTTTTACAAGTCCGAAAGTCTCATTCAGAAGATTATTGCGAACATGAGCAAAAAGGTTTCCTTTTACGCTTTCACGCTCTGCTATCATATATTCAACTTTCCCATCTTTCATTTCCACCGGGTAAACAACACGGATAACTTTCTGCGAAAGTCCTTTTTCTTCCCATTCCGGCGGTGTAACTTCAATTCCTTTATGCTTTGGATATGTGAAATCGTCACCTTCTTTCACAAGCCATACCGGATATACCTTTTTAACATCAACACCAAAGTTGCGAAGAAGTGCATCATTTCCGTCTCCCTCAATTCCCATTTCTACTTCCTTGTACCAATTTCCATTTGCATCTTGTCTGCTTCTCAACTGGAAGTAGCACTCCCTCGGCACTGCATTGGCATTAAGTTGAAGGCTTGATACCTGTCCGATAACCTGTCTCAAATTAGATCCATTCAAGTTACTCATAGCGGCTTTGCTAGATGTAACAAGGTTGTAAATAGCGCTCATAGATGCCATGACGCACTGCTTAGAATAATCATTAAGCACAAGCCCATGCTCTGCAAAGTCACGTTCCATAAGCCCTATGTACTGGTTCGTATAATAGGAAAGTTGTGTATTCATTTCCTGTTTTCCCTGCGTAGATACTGCCGTATTTTCTGCCATAATTATTTATCCTCCATTCCACTTAAAAAAGCTTGAAGAGCTTCTGCCACGCGTCTTTTTTGCACTTTTCTTAATATTTCTTTACCATCCTCGGACAGCTCCTCTTCACTTACTTCCTGTAAAGCAAGGTTGTATTTCTCCTCTCCAAGAACTCCCCTTAATGCAACTAAAAGAGTCTCAAATTCAACCATGATAACCGGCTCTCTTCCGTCTACTTCTATTGTTCCAAAATCTGATTTAATCATTTCTGTTCCTCGCTTTCTTAATATCTTAAAATCTTAACATCGTTATCTTCGTAAAAATTATTGAACCGCTCATTTAACAGTTCTAATTGCTGCTTAAGAATTTCCTTTGCTTCATCCATACAACGGAAAAGATTTTCGCTCTTAAGCTGCAGATTATCAATTCCCAATTCGTTGCAATTAAGATACCACGCATCTCCGCAACCGCAAATTTTATGTATGCAAATGTTGATTCCGTGGTCTTGAGTTCTGAAAATCGTTCCACTTTCCACCGGTTCTCCAAATTTTGTAATACTAATCAGCTTCATGCACACCCCTCGCTTTCCTCATACTTCTTCACAACTGCCATCTTATCAGCACCGTAGGTCTCTACCCACTTCATATCAACTGATTCATCTGTAACCGTCAACTTTGCACCCTTGGCATTTACAACCGTGTCACCGGCTTTCAAAGAATCCTCGGTGCGGTACACGTAACTTCTTGCGCTGTTCGGGAATTTTGCTTTGATATACTGCATAATTACCTCTCCTTTTTCACATATCCATTTGACAAATTTTCAAGAATACGCAAAAGTCTTTCGTTGGTTTCTGAGGCTTTTTCAAGTTCTCTTATAAGTTTATATTCATTACACTCAAAGTTATCTACCTTTGTTCGCAAATCTGAGTTTTCAGCCTTCAATTTTTCAATATCATCCATGTACACGACCTCTCTTTCCTTTATTCCTCGCGTCTTTTTCGCAATACGGAAGAGAACAATGTCCGGATTCTGCAAAATCAAAGAACCCTCTCTTGGTTGCACTCTTCCAACGCTTGCACGACATACACCGTGCATCCGGCTGTATGATGTTGTTGCTTATTCCAACTCTTGACATTCGGCACCCTCGCTTTCTTTCAGTTCATCAAATAGCCAAAAGTGTTCTTTGTCTTCAATGCAGTTATAGTCAAACCACTGCTCGCAACTTATACTGTTCTGATGGAATCCAACCGCAATACAATTCGGTTCTTCATACAAACTTTCAAGCACATCTGCCTGCTCATTAAGATTTGTATTTCCCTCAAACTTGCGGAAAGCATCAATAACTTTGGGAATATCTTCTTTCTTAACAAGGTATTTATCGAATGTGGTAAACAGGACGATTTTTTCATCATACGTGACAGATTTATCATCCACAAGATTCCAAATTGCTTCCATCTGCCCCATGTCAAATAATGATGCCCCATGACCACAATACTTTTCCCCTAAAATGTTCCACACTCGCATTGAACCAAGCCATGCGTTACTTACCTCTCCATAACTTTCAGAATCTCCATTTTCATCAAACTTAAAAATTTCAATGTAACTCATCCTACACACCCTCCACTTTCAACTGCTTATCCTCGGAAACCGTCAGAAGAATTAGCTGGGTATCAACGACCGGCGCATATTCGTCATTGATGCTCTCAGCACCATCAAGGAAAATCGGAACATACATATTAAAGAACTTCTGAAAACTGTTGCAAATATCAATCTTCGCTTCAATTTCCCTGCCGGTGTTTGTCGTATCTCCGAATACCTTATAAATGCCGGTTTCTTCATCAAGTACCGTAGGAATACAAACTTCCTTATATTCTCCGTTCTTCTGGAAATCGGACAACTTCCAACGTACAATACCGAAATGCTGATTGATTTCCTCAACAAGTAACTTATTCTTTCGTTTTGAAACTTCTTTGAGCTGATAAAGAATCTTCTCGGCATCTGCCTTTGCTTGCCCATACTCGCTCTGTTTATGTTGCATATCTGCAATCTGTTCATCAATGCGAACATTGTTTTCAGCCTGTGCAATAATCTTATTTACTTCATCAAGCTGGCTCTTTAATTTTGTAATATCAGCTTTTGCGTAATCAGCCGCCTTATCTGTGCCCTTGGATTCTAACTCTGCAATATCAGCAAGCAATTTATCCTGTTTAGCCTTTAACTTGGCATATTCCGCATTCTGCGTACAATCAGCGCAAGATGGAATCTTAGAAATCTGTTCGTCAAATCCCTTGATAATATCAATTTCTTCCGCTTCATGCAGTTTCAAGGTGTTAATTGTGTTTTCTAATTCCTTGTTATTCTCGGTCAGATTCTTAATCATTTCAGCACACGCATTTCCATCGTCAACGATCATGGCAAGCGTTTTCGCGTGTTCTTCATTAAATGATTCGATTGCATCTGCCTTTCTCTGCGAAAAATCGGCTCTTAAAGACTCTATTTTATCTTCCGGCAATCTTTGCCCGCATAACGAACAAACCGTTGTAGATTCGTCAAATACCCACTTAGAATCGTCAAACTTTTTTGCAATTTCATCATTGTACCTTTTCACAAGGTCAGCTTTCTTAAAAGCCTGTTCGGAAATTGATTTCTTATTGCTTTCAATGGAACCCTGCGCTTTTCCGATAGATGAACGGACATCCTCTAACTTCCGTTCGTGATCGTATTTGTGATTTTCAATCTCACGCTTCTTGCTTGAAAGTTCATTATTCATGGTCTGCGCAACAGCTGACATTTCAAACTGACAATGCATTTCTTCGTTGCGCATTTCATCAATCCGCACATCAGATTTCCCAATTAAATCTTCAAGTGCTTCAATCTTTCTCTCTAAATCGGCTTTCAATAACTCCTGCTCTGCCACATCAATATCAACCTTTGCTTTCTCCAGACCGATAATCTGATTAGGAATCGCATCTAACTGTTCAACTGCTTTCTTCTTGGAAGCATTGTTCATGGCTTCAATCTCTTCAAATTTGTAGGATTCAAGCAATTTTGCAACATCCGCAGTTTCTTTATTCATTTGCGCAATCTCTAAATCTGTTTTTGCACTTGCCATAGCGAATAAGGATTTTCTCATTTCATCCTGTTTTTTCTTCAACGACAAATCCTTAGTGAACACATTCGGGTGCGAACAAATGAGGAATTTATCAAACTCAAACCCTAATTCTTCCAGATATGCCTTAAAATCACGTTCTGTCTTAGGCACAGAATTGATCTCATATGTATTTGTGATTGTAATTTTCGAAACTCCATTTTTATCCGGTTTTCCAACTTTTCGCTTCTGCATCTTGGAAAGAGTGATTTCTTTTCCACCTACATCGACAGTTGCAGTAACGGTCGGAATGCAATCTTCTACATTGTCCGGTCTAATGTTTGGGTTACTTGCAAGTTCATAGTTCTTATCAGACATCAGCCAGTACCATGCTGAACCGATTGTGGTCTTTCCTCTCCGGTTCATGCCGGAAACCCTTGTTGTCTTGCCAAATTCGTATGTCTTATCCTTTACGCCTTTGAAATTTTCAATATGTAACGATTTTAAAATCATTCGCATTTTTGTCTCACCCTTTCTTTAAATTCTCTTCTCAGTCTATCGAAATGCTTTTCGTTCTCCGTGTATCCGCTCAAAGTTTCGATTGTCAGCATATCTGTTGTATCCTGTTTGCAACCGCGCAATCTGATATTGTCCTCGTGTTCTTTTGCAATGTATTCGTGCAACATGTTGATATGTAACTTACACTCAATCAGTTCGTTGTACTCTTCCCTTGGAACACAGACGTAATTTTCCTTTTTCATGTTACACCCCCACGATTCCTTTTATTGACAACTCATATGTAACTTTTTCCACAACGTGACCATCTTTACACGTTTTCTTGTATCTCCGGCTCTGTAATCTTCCGTATGTGCTTACCCTATCGCCTAAAGCAAGTGAGTCCGTATACTCTGCACACTTACCCCATGCAATGCAAGTAATCAAATCCTCTTTTCCGTTTTCTCTTACGGTTTTAAGCTTCACATCACAGATTTTACGACCAAGTGGTGTTTCTCTCAGTCGATTTTCCTCGATAATTCCATCAAGGCTTACTTCATTCAAAGGTGCATCATCTTTGGGTTTGATTGTGTCAGCCATAACATATGTAAGAATGGCTTTTCCGGATCCTGTTTTTACGTGCCGGGTAATTATCTTCCCACTGACGTATACCCTTCCGCTAATTCCCGTATCGCTGATTTCTTTGTCAAACAGTACCGGAAGAATATCTGCGACACCGCTTTTTCTTTCAACTCCGATGAAAAATTTATAAAATTTCTTACCGTTTGATTTATGGCTTTCCCTTGGTGCTGATACAACATCACCGATCAATGTTATTCTGTTCTCCATTGCTTCTCCTTTCCATTTCTCTGTCAAGAACCTTTTCAAAGCCCTCTTTATCATTCTGTTTCTTTCGTTTCCCTGCCAAAAGTTCAGCAAGCATACGCTTTTCTCTCATGGAACATCTTGTGCCACTTATATACACAACGCCTACCATGCATCCTCTCTCATTCTGCGATTTCTCTTAATTCGCTTGTCAAGTTCAGCTCTCTTTCGGTCTACTTCCGACCAGTAATACATGATTGCCGCAATTACCGCCCCAGCTACAAATTTAATAGCCGACACATCCCAGACCGCGCCCTCGCTATCCATATAGCACGCGGCAACCAAGGAATACTCCATTGCGACCGCACCTATGATGAATTGGATTACTTTTTTCATTCATGCCCCTTTCTGCCACTTTATAATTTAGTACCAGTCAGAAACAAACGTTCCGAGTAACGGACATACAACAACATCTATAAAACGCACGGAACCATCTTCCATGGAATATGTAAAAGCCATTGCAGGTGTGTAAGTCGAATCTCCTGTCTGTATCTGTGCATCTCTTACAGAGACTCCATATGTTGTTTCCTCGTCAACGAAAATGCTTGAAAAAGTTTCCGCAGAGTCAACCTTTGCCAAATAGTTGTCACCGCTACGAATTACCCTTGAATTAACTTTCTGAAATTCAAAATTGCTCATTTTAATTCTCCTTTCCATTATGTGTTTCGTTTTCCTCGCCCTGCTCACTATGTTTCGAAGCAGAACTCTCTACCATTCCAAGGACATATCCTTTCTGAAAATCTGTCATATTCGGAATGGCATCACGAAGCTTTTCGACAACACGTTTTTCTTTTTCGCTCATTCAATCACTTCCTTTCATGCGCAATATCTGATTTCGTACTCTGCTACAATGTTCAAGTCGCATCCGAAAATATACATTAAAATAGGAAGAAACTAATTTCTTTTGTACTTCCCATGCCAAATCATCCGTAAATGACTTGACCAACATCAGATAGCCCTGTTCTGTGATAAGATACATTCCGTTCGGAGAAGTTACACCAAATTCCCCCTTGGCTTCATCCGAATTTCGGACGAAGTAATCTTCTCCTAAAATAAAGTGTTTCTTATTGTCGTTAAATATTTTTCTCGCTGTTCCGTCTGGTCTTTCATGTACCATGTCAATGTCCTTAAATGTGACCACTCTTTCCCCTTTGTACTCTTTGATGGAAATGTCTGCATTTCCAATGTGTACCAAATTATCCATACTTTCACTTCCTTTCTGTGATATAATTCCCTTATCATCAAATAAGGGAGGTGATACAATTTGAAATACTTTTTGTTTTGCGATTTTTCTACAATATCCTGCGACCGAGAAAAAATGGCAGAGATATTAACTGAAAACGATATAACGTTCGCAAATATAAATAATTTCTGTTGGGAACTAAATGTTCCTGAAACGTTTGGAAATCCGCTATGCGACACAACAGCAGAATCTATTCACTGCCTGTTTTATCAGTACACTCACAAGAACTCTCTTCTTCTTGTGGTAAAAGCAAATGAATATTTTCCAAACGGAGATTAGGATACAATCTCTTTGTTTCTTCATATACGGTTTTGGTTTTCAGCCACTTCCGCATATGGAGAACCTGTTCCATGACATCCATATCGTGAATTTCCACTTTGTTTAAAATCTTCTGCAATTCCTTTTCCATTCCATTAAAATAGGAAACCGGAACAACAATTATGTCATTTGCTGATTTAATCTCTTTCATGTTCTCACCTCTTTCCTGTTCATTTGATGTACATACAATAGCACATTAAATATACATTGTCAATAGTTTTTGTTGACTTAATGAACATTTAATGTTAATATAATTGTGAAAGGAGGGTAAAGGATGAATGAGAGAATAAAGCAAGTTCGGTTATCGACAAAATTAAGTCAAACCGAATTTGCAGAAAAAATTTTAGTCTCACGATCTGCTGTATGCAAAATGGAAAGCGGAGAAAATTCTCCGTCAGAACAAACTGTTAAATTGATTTGTCAAGAGTTTAATGTCAATGAAGATTGGCTTCGCACCGGAAACGGAGAAATGTTTGTTGAGTTATCAAAAGACGAACAGATTTCAGCAATGCTTGGAGAAATTCAAAGATTAGGTGATGAAAACTTTAAGTATCGACTTGTTTCTGCACTGTGCAAATTAAGCGAAAGCGATTGGACAGCCTTAGAAAATTTAGTAGATATGATTTCAGACAAAAAGTAAAAAAGAGCCAAGGGCAATGCGCAGACCCTTGGCTCTTTTCCTATTTTAATAAGTTACTTATGTATGCATATATGGTTTTTAACCAATGCAAATTTTCGCATTTTTCAATAAGTTTAATGATTTCATTTTTGTAGTACTCTTTTCCCAACCTAAAACCCCCAATCATGTGCCCTATGTAGCGATACAGATATTATAGAACGTGTGTTTGGCATAGTCAATCCCCAATCATGGGCGGAGCCATGCCAAACCCCACCCATGCCAGAACTTGAAGTGTCCTTTCGGACAAGTCCATAGTATCACTGCAATATGCATGATTTCAACATTTTTCGGTCGCAAGTTTCGACAGAAAATGTCATTGCAGAGAAGCGGAGAGCTGTTTCTCAATCTCTTCTTGCACTTTTGCGCGCCAACGCATTGGCACTTCATCAATCGTCATTTTCTTGTCTACCAAGATTCTACGCACATAAAACTTAACCATATCCTACACCTCGCTTTCTGCGGCAATGCTTGCCAGTTCTTGGATTGCTTCTGCATTTGCTTCATGCCCTGCTTTAAGCTCATCAATTGCTTTCTCCATCTCCGTCTTTGTGCGAAGACTTACGGTCACAGTGTATGTACCATCCTCTGCGCCATCCTCTCCCATGTTCGGCATATATGAGAATCCTTCATACATAAGATTCTCATACTCTCCAGAAGTCTGATCATTGTGTGTAAATGTGACCTTTGAGATATTCTCCGATGAAAAGGCATCTGTGATTGTCTTGATTCCGTCAAAGTCTTTCGACTGAATCTGAATATTGCCGAGACTCGCTCCTTCAGCAATCTCGAACTCTGTTTTGTTTTTCAAAATAATTTTTTCCATAATTTTTATTCCTTTCTATGTGTAAATTTACGAGTTACTAAACTTATTTAAACGGCAGTTTAAAAAAGCTTACGGTATATAGCGAAACTATTACAGGAACAACATCAGATGATGCTTCACTTTCTACTGGATTATCATGCAATAGTGTTATTGTGTTAAATGCATATACAAACGACTCAAATAATGGTATCGAAGTTGCTATTGTGTCTGTAGAAGATGGAACTTATTATGCTAGATGTTATGATAAGTTGGACGGATATCTTACCGGCAAAAAAATAACAATACATATTGATTACATTTTACGTCGAATGAAGTAAATCTCGAATCTTGTTTAATGCCATTATATTACTTGTTTATATATTGTTTGCAAGATCAACACTGCGCACGATTACTTCTCCATCAGAGGTTTCAGGGACTAAATGTGGTCTGATACATTGGGCTGATTGTACTCCTTCATTAAGTGGAATAAATGATAACATTTCGGTTGCGTTTATAAATGCACTAGAATACACATCAAGAAATATTGTATTACCATTTCTTACAATCCGAACCTTTTTTAATGTGTCCGAATTATGTCCGGTAACAGATATTCTTGCATTATCATTGTATATTAAATAGAAATCTATTTTATGAAAACAACCTAGTGCATTTGAAAATGTTTGGCGAATTAGTGTTTCTATCAACATGTAAGTAGAACCCTTTGCTATTGTGTCTGCTTCACAGGTTATCTTTGCAAATCTGTACCAGCCAGCGCCTTCTTCCCCAATAGCTTTCTCTGAATATAATCGAATTGCTCCTGATGGATTCAATGTACTTATATCATTTTTAGTGGCTACATTATTTAAACTGCCGTTTAAATCACTTATCTGCTTTGCAAGTGATCCATCAATATTCGGGTTCGCCTGCCGCGCATCAAGTGCGAAGCCTTCCACTGTAGTGATCTGATTATTCGCCACATTCGCCGCCGGAAACGCTCCATTGATGGCATCCTTTAAGGTATCTGCCAACTTTATGACGTTTTTCGCTTCATCTAATGTAATTGTGGTTCCATCCAAGTTAATGCTAAGCGTTCCACTCTCATCTACGCTCATACTTTTCCCGTCCGGCTTTACAACTCCGGCATCCTCTGTTGTTGCAATCGCACTAGCACCGCCCACGATAGACTTAGACCAATATTCCGTATTGCTTGTTGCCGTTCCTACCGGAACTTCTTTTTTCGCGAAATAAAGCGTATTGTTATAAGTCACTGCATCCAATCTCTTATATGTAGCATCTGCGCTCCAATTGCCCTTTGGCACAATTGCCACTCTTCCTGCTATAGCCATTTAAGCCACCTCCCAATTCAAATTTCCGTCATTATCAACGACAAAGTTATAAGCAGAATTGTCCGTGTAAATCAGTTCTCCATCATCATTCAAATCGAATTCTGCCATCGTGAGTTTCTTGTTAATTTCATTTTCGATTCCCTGTGCCCGGTCTGCACTGCCCTTGGCATCTGCAGCAGATTTTGCCGCATTGGTTTCGTATGTCTTTGCATTGGTGGCAGAATTTACAGCCTTGGCAGATTCCACTTTGATATCTGCAAGATAATCCGGGCGCAGATGCTTTTCTTGGATACTTCCCTCTTTCACGATTGCGGACACCTTACCGTCACTTCCGATTGCAAATGCAATCGTATCAGAATCCGTAAATTCGTATTCCGTAATCAGTGCAGATAAATCCACGTTCTGCACTGTTCCATCGTCAAGCGTGATTACCAACTGCTGACTTTCCGGATCATATGTAAAGTTTACGGCCAGCTTTTCCAACTTAGTATCAATGACTGCTTTGGAACCGTTCATTTTCACAACAGTGATCGTTCCCTTTGATTCATCCCACAGAATTTCTTTCACAAGCTCATTTGCCTTTGCCAAATCAACCTTAGACGCATCCATAGCAACCACACGATCATCCAGATTGTCAATGCCGGCTTCCGCATTATTTAACCGCATGGCATCAATTGCTGTTTTCTCGCTTGGAAAATTCTCCCAGTATGTCCGGCTATAAATTTTCTGCATGGTTCACACTCCTTTCTAACGCTGATAATCTGCGTTCCAGATCTTCGTTTTTCTGCTGCAAAAGTTCGATTTCTTTCTGCTGCATCTGGATCATCTGTATGTGCATTGCATGGAGATTTTCCTTGTCAATTTTCCATGTCTTTGAATCTCCGTGAATTGCTTTTTCATCCTCTTCGGCATTTTCTTTTAGTACAAGTCCGCTATCGGACAATCCGGCATCCTGCAAAATCTTCTCTAAATCCTGCGCAATTAAACCAAACTGTAAGCCTGTGTGTTGCGTGATGTATCCGGGTTTCCATGTATATTCAACCGGGCACATTGCCATATAAACGCTTTTAATATCCCTTAATGATTGTATATTATTTTTCAGCCTTTTATCGGAACTCGGAATAGAAATCAAAAGACCCTCGATATCCAAGGTACTTTCCCTCGAGCCAAAATTAGACACTTTATTAAAGTGTCTGGGCGAATACTTGGTTGTAGAGCTATCATTAAGTGTATAATCTACATCTGTAAAATACCCACTTGGCAATTCGCTTTTGGTTGCGTAGTCGCTCAGCGAATTGTCAACATAACTTTCAGTTGCCAAGTTTTCCTCGTTTGAATCTGTTACAGTGCCTAGGTCAATGAGTATGTTTTGCAGCATGGGTCTGCCTCTTCCGTCAAGCCCAATAATTGTAAGGTCATCACCGAGCGCTGTCGAATTAAAGTTTAGCGAATCGATTATTGTTACTCGTCCAGCTCCATCAAGTCTGAAGTTGTTGCTTTCGACTATGAGCCTGTTCCCGCGAAGCATAATCTGGTCTGCGCTGGCATTGATCATTGAAATAACTTGGTCGTTCTCATCTCTTCCAAGTTTCAATTCCAATGATGCGTCTAATTGTCCCTCTGCTTTTTGTGCGCGGTTGACTTCTGCAGAAATGCTTTTTGCGGTCTGCTCAAACTTGGTATTTGTCTGTTCCTCTAAATCCTCATACGTGGATTGAAGATGGTCTGCGTTCCTCTCTAACTTTCCGGTACGTCTTTCCACGCTTTCAATCGCATCTCTGATAGAATTAACCTTTGCAGAGTGTGTCTGCGTACCCTGTGCCGAGATTGAATCTCTCTTGCTTTGTACTCCGGTTAAAGTGCGTTGCAATAGATACGTTTCAACAATCTCTCTCGTGGTATTGAATCGGATTGGTTCCCCAAGTGTCAGACATGGATTTCCGACACAGGTGCAACTTTTAATCGGTGTGTATGCCGCCTGTGCCATAATAGGCAATAGGTTATTTGCAATCTGTTCAAGTTCCGCTCCGGTCTTGTCTGATACAAGAAAGTTTCCTGTAATCGAATAGTTGTTTCCGGCAGTTCCAACAATAGCACCGGCATTATCTTCACTTGTCTTGATTTCAAGCTGCGTGATTGCCTTGCTTTGGAAGTCCTCATAATCAAACGTGATATAGTGTCCAGTCATGGACTCTGTATTTGCATCAGACGGAAATAAATTATCTGCCGGAAATAAATCTTCTGCCGGATAAAGTGCGCTTGTGATTGCTTTCAGAAAGACATACTCAAACTTGCCCTCTCGGTCGATATTACCAAAGCATCCGTTAATCTCACAGATTGCCGTCACAACCGTTTTTCCGCTGATAGCGGACTCTTCTGTGACTGCGCTTGAATCGTCCGTCTGTGTGGCTACAATCGTCTTATTGACCGTCATGGAATCATTGACAAGGCTCGTTTCGACTTGCGCAATTCCAAGATGTGCAAAAAAGCTATCACGGAACTGCTTAAGTGTCATTGGAAAGCTAAGTCCTGCATACCAAGACTTTACATCCGTATTGATAATGTCATACATAGCGTCATATGCCGTAATCTGCCGTTTTGTTCGGTCAGCCGTAGGAACATCGGATGCAACCTTAAAAACTCCGTATGGCATCGGATTTTCGCTATCTCCGTCAATCGTTTCTTCGATAGAGATTGTCTTTCCAATAATGTTTCCTGCGGTGTTTCTTGCTGTGAATTTTACGCAATTCGCTTCGCACGCTCCAAATTTTAGTTCAGACTCCGAACAAAGACTTTCTTCGAGCGCAAACGTACCGATTTCAAGCATCGAATTGTCTATTTTTTGATTCGTTCCAACAACAGATATGACCATCTGTTTATCTGTCGCGGAATCCCAATACTTTTCTTTCAAACTACTATTTATCATACACACCGCCTATAAATGAAAACTTGATTGGGTCATATTTTATCTTCCCATGTGCCACAGAATAGAACGTAGGCTGAATGTCAGCAATATATCCGTACTGTGTCACATATCCGCGTTTCTCCGGCACGTATGCCGTGATATATCCACCGCGCTCCTTTGCCTTGGTATAGTTCTTTTCTATGTTCTTCCAAAAATCATCAAACTGCTTTTCGGTCAGCATGGCTTTGGTTTCAAACTCAACCTTTAGGGCTTTCAGTTCCACGGCATCACGATGCTCATATCCGTTTTCATCCGTCCAAGGGTCTTTATCCTGCATGTTTACATAGGAACTAAACGTGTCCTGCTTTATTAAATTGTTCGGTATGGTATAATTCCCAAACTTTACTAAATATCCGCCATATCCCATCGTTTACCTCCTAAAAATGGGTATAAAAATAGCACCTACTGTTTGGTAGATGCTATCCATTTGATTAAATTTTAAGCTACTACTGATTCCCATTCAGATTTCAGCTTTTCTACATCGTTTTCAAAAAGTTTGCAAGCGATTTCGTACAACTGCGGAATCATTCCCATTTCCCTGTCGATATAATCCATCTTGTTTCTTACTTTGGGTTTGAGTGCACACCCTTCCATCCTTGATTTAAGGTTGCAGTGATATTTCCTTTCAAATTCTCCATAAAGCAACGAATAGCGTTCTTGATACTTTCCATCGGCACCGAAACGGACAATCTGCGTTATCCGCTGTCTCTTGGTTGCCAAGTCAATATCATCAACGAGTCCGATAATAACATCTTCCTTATGGATGATTTCTTTCTGCTGTCTTTTAATGGTTTCATTCTGCTCCCTAACAGTTTTTAATGTCTGTGAAAATATCAGCTTAGTGTTTTCATCTGCATATGGCAGGTAAGTGGAAATAAATAATTCATCATTATTGACATACCCACCTGTTTTACGTATTGTAGGGAGTACCTCGGATGTTACCCAACGTTTGAACTTATGAAGTTTTTCTTTTCTTTCGTTTATAAGGGAGTCGTTTTGTGACACACCCTTTGCTTTCTGTGGTTGCATCTGAAAGAGCAAGGAATACAAACCGCTTTCATTAACAACCGTCATTCTTTGTTTTCCACCGGGAGTATCAATTTGTGACACACCCTTATCAGAATCATCAATATTTGAAAGGCTTCTTCTGTAATTCGTATCTCCAAATACTTCGCATATATCCTTTCCAACAAACCATGGTTCATCATCGACCATGACCATTCTAATCTGTCCGAATATTGGATTCTCAAATACCTCAATGCTGTTTTGAATCTTAAGCATAAGTTGTGATTTTTTCATTCGTGTCTACCTCCATACATTTTTATCTGAATAAAAAAGAGGAAGCCACTTGTGAAATCACATTGGTTTCCTCTTTCGTACAGTATGGCGTTCAAGTAAGTAATCCGCATCTTCACGGATAAGGTTGTTTCCTTAGTAATAAGGATAGACTATTTTTGATTTTGTGTCAATCAGCTTTTGAATTAAAATAAGCCGTGTTTCCACGGCTTAAGTATCATTTATCTTTCAATTTTTATTGTAACCAAGTATATGTATATGCTTCATCAACATATATCTTATAACTGCTCGGATAGATCGTATCGTAATTTGAATCGTACGGAAAACTAAACGAGAAATAATCGGTGTCTCCATTCTTTTCACATTCTGCATAATGATAATCATATTTGATCAAGTTGCCAGATGCATCATACATTAAGCAAGAAATTTTCACAAATGAAAAATCTTTTCCGGAATCGTTTGTAGCTTCAACCGTAACATTATCTGCTCCAATGTCCGATTGAACCATTATATTGCGAACATCACAAACAGCATTTGTTGCTTCATCAACACTCAACGACATTTTATAGTTATCATAAGAAACATCGTTATAATCAGAATCGCTCGGTGCGTCAAAATAAAGAACACATTCCTTACCGGATTCAAAAGCTCTGTTACAATCGCTTTTGCTATCCAGCATTTTACCGTTTTTGTAGTATACAAGTTTTGCGTCCAGATCAACATTTACCTTGTTGTTGTTTTTCAAGATAGCAACAACTCCATGACCACTATCTTGGTATTCAATTGAGATGTTTTTCTTTACCTTGTTCGCATTAAAGGAAGAAGTGACGGTAACTTTGCAAGAAAGCGTTTTCTTTGCAATTTTTGCTTTTACGTACGTCGTTCCTTCTCCAACCGCCAGAACCTTTCCAGACTTATTTACAGAAGCAACATATTTATTGCCACTACTCCATTTAGCAGTTTTCCTCATTCCGCTTATCTTTAATGTTGCGGATTCTCCAATTTTTAAATTAAGAGTCTTTCTGCTTAATTTGATAGTTGCCGCCTGTGCAACAATCTGTTTCCCATCTGCATTTTGGATTGGCATAGCCGAAATCAAAACGGCAAATGCCAACCCCATCGCTACTAATAATTTTTTTGTGTTTCTCATAATGACTCCTTTCTTGTGATATGATTTATTTAGAATTATATCACGTTCTATTATAGAAGTCACTAAAAAACATATACATTGTCTCCGGTTCGATTGTAATGTTCTCTACCATAATCCCTTGCAGCTTTTCCTATGTCGTTTGTAGTAATTCCGAAATTTTTCTGTAAAATAGCTTGTAATAACTGATTTTGTTGTCGCAGTAAGGAAACCTCTTGCGCAGATGTTGAATTGATAGCATCTTTGATTCCGGTAATTTCTTGGCTTCCTGCGACCGCTGGCTTACCTCCGACTGTTCCCATAATTTCCGGAAGTCCATTTTCTCCAACTGTTGCTATGCTATATTTATCCATAAAACCGCCCGTTGCATAAGCCTTTACTTTAGGTAGGCTCACTTTCGGCACAAGATCGACTCCGCTCCACTTTACCTTTGCTACTTTAGCCGCCGCAGAAACAACACTGTTGAACCCTCTCAAAACGGTATTCACTCCACCGATCAATGAATTTATTGCTGTTTCAATTCTTGAAATTACGGTGTTCATTGCCCCGGCAACACCACTTTTCACGCTATTCCATAATTTGCTGAATATTTCAGCTACACTTTCTTTCATCTTCGAGAAAGCATTTTTTATCGGGGTGGTTACATGTTCTTTAAACCAACTAGAAACACTATTCCACGCCCCGGTTACCGCTGTCTTTGCCGCGCTAAAAGCTTTCTGAATAGATTCTTTTGCTGAGCTAAAAGCATTCTTGATAGGTGTTGTAACATGCTCCTTAAACCAACCGGAAACCACCGCCCATACCGATTTTACAGTTGTCCATAGAACCTTGAATGCAGTTGATACTGCCGATTTCAATAATTCAAAATTCTTCTTTATTGGCTCTATTACCTTTGATTTAAACCAATCAGAAACAACAATCCATACAGCCTTGACAATGATCCACAATCCTTCAAAGATTTGACCAACTCTTTTCGAAAATCCTTGGAAAAATGAAACAATAGGAGTTATAACATTAGTATTGAACCATCCAGAAACTGTTTTCCATACACCGGATATATCTTTCCATAAAGAAGAGAAAAAACCGGAAACAGATTCCCATAATCCCTTAAAAAAACCGCTTATTGGCTTAATCACATTAGTATTAAACCAATCTCCTGCTTTTGAGAAAATTCCTTTTATTTCTTCCCAATGATCCTTGACTACTACAGCCGCCGTTGCAACACCGGCTACTATTCCTGCGGTAATCGCTGCAGGTGCTGCCGCTACCCCTAAAATAACCGCTCCGACTGCCGTAATCGTAACTCCGACAAGCATAAGTGCTTCATTAAGCCAACTGAATCCGTTCTTTAACATGGTCACAAAGTTTGATATTGCAGTAAATGCGCCAATCGCAACAGAGCCAATCCCGGTTATAGCTTTTGCTACCGGGCTGATAAAAGAAAGTGCGCTCTCTGCCGCACCGCTACCGAATAAAGCTTTGACACCAGCTGAAACAGTTGTTCCAAGTGTAGCAAACGCCCCACCTATTTTTTTTGACAAAGCGGTAGACAATACTGCCGAGATTCCCTCATTTGCCGCAATTTCAACGCCAAGCCTTGATGCAAGTGAACCAGCTATTGCTTTTGAAATGGAAGTTCCGATTATATCAAGTGCGGTTTTTGCAAGATGCAATCCAAGGATTTTTTTGATTGTCAACGCACCGATGATAATTCCAACCGTCTTTACGTCTAAGTTGCTTAAAAACTCCTTTGCTCCGTTCCAAACATCCTTCCAGGAAATTTTACTTAATGCCGTAGTGACCGCATCAAATGCCCCTTGTGCCCATGCATTAAGCGTTTGAGCCAATAATGCAAAGTCAAAGTTTTGGAAAAACTTGTTGATTCCATCCGCAATTGAATTTCCAAATTGCTTCCAATTAAATGTCGTTCCAAACGAATCCAATCCATGAAGCACCGTGTTTAATGAATTTGCGATCAGTTTTCCGGTTTCTCCGAAAAGCGTTGTTCCTTTTTGCCCTTTAAATAGTCCGTTAAGGAATTTTGCAAGCCCACTACCAAAGCCGGATGCTTTGGCATATACTTCATCCCACTCGATACCTCGCATCGCATTGATAAGAGCACCGGAAATTGCTTTTCCAAGTCCTTCAAGGTCTTTGATGTTGCTTTTGAATTTCTTAAAAATGGTGTCGGTCTGAACCAGTTTTCCGGTATCTCCACCACCAGAACCGCCAGAACCAGAACCGCCACCACTTCCACCGCTCCCACCACTTCCAGAACCGGAAGTATTATCTTTACTTTGTTTTGAAATAACCTTTAATTCATCAAATGCACGAGTTGCCTGTTGGATTTCCTTTTTTGCTTTCTTGGCATTTTTTGCGATACCACCCGTGTTTTTCCCTGCGTTTCCTGCGGCATTACTTAAATCGTCCATGCCGTCAGACGCGCTTCCAATATCATCAGCAAGACCGCTGATTCCTGCTCCTTTGCTTGCTTCATACTTCCATCCGAAGATAGAACCTAAAGCATTTGTTACCATCTCTGCGAAGGAAATAACCTTTTGCAGAACTGAATTAAGTACCTTGATAAATGGCTTGAATGCATTGATTAAACCACCACCAACAACCGCTCCAAGTGCTTTGAAGTTCTCTCTAAGCATGGTTATCTGGTTATGCCATGTCAATATGTTATCGTAAAGGCTTTTTATCCTCTACTTCTTATGGTTTCCCATAAGTTCGGCGTACATTTTCAACCACAGCATTGTGGCTGTCGGATACTCTTGGGGATATTATATTCTACACTCTTTCCATAAGAAAAGAGCATAGGTTCAATCCCTACGCTCTACAATGTGCTATAACTTTTATTTTATAGCCTTATCTCGGTATTAGCTTATTGACTTATCCACTTATAACCATAAGCAGTTCGCCCCTCTTGGTCAATTACATTATGTATTGCTTTGTAATTAACTCCAAGAGATTCCCCTGCTTCGGATATTCTATCGAACACTCTTATAATCTCTCTGGTTTTCGCATCCACTTGCGCAATTTTTCTTCCTTTTTTGCGCTTTTTATAGATGCTCAAATCTTTTATTGGAAAATCTTCTTCGTATACAAAAATATATCCATTTGCCGACTTATAGGTATTTGAAAGCACACCGGAAATAGTTGTTCTATTTGCTCCGGTAATCCTAGCCGCCTCCTGCAAACTTTTAAATTTCTGTATAAAATTTCCTTCCATATCACATTGAATAATGCTTCTCATTCCGTTAGGTTCCGGCTTTCTATAGGTTTTCGCTCCGTTTGATTCATACTCATCCTCAAACATGAACATATAGCCCTTTGTCTGCCGCCTTTTTCCTTTACAATTAAGCAGAACATCCGTATTATTAAATCCGTCAATTTCTGCATCCATTGCACTATCATAACGCTTAATGTACCGTCCGTCAAGCGTCAGCAAAACAACTGCCCTGGCGTTATGATACGGCGCGCCTTTCCCACCTTTGGTCATATTATAGCCATCTCGATAGGTGTTAAATTTTTCAATGTAATACTTTTCCAACTCACAGGCTCCATCTTCGCTTTCACACGTTTCGATGATTTCCCATGAGAAGTTGTCAAACCCGAATTCTTTAATTGCTCTATGAAAGTCGCAATCTTCTTTTTCGTAGCACCTTTGATGTTGCCACACTCTGCTATGAAAATCACAAGTTTGACCGACATAAGATTTTCCGTTTATTTTATTTGTTGCTTTGTAGATATAATATGTTCGCATTAAATCACCTCAAACATATTATACAAAAATGTTCGTGCTAAGTCAACTTAGCCTTCACCGATTTTACCCGATTTTTCATCGACATATTGCTATGCCGCGCGACACATGAAACAAAAGTTTCGTTTATCGGCTGTTCTGGCAAAGTCTCCGGTAATATTGGTTGTATGCGCAAGCACATACTGATAACGCAACATGGCTTTTTGAGCCTGTGTCATTGATGAAATGTTCGCATCAAGTCCTTGCTTTAATGCCCATTCCTTTAATGTTGCCTGTGTCAAGTCGATACCATAACGCCGCATAGGTGCCGTAGTACCGGAAAATACAGATTGCAGACTCTTGGCAATATCTTCTTGGCTCACATCATAAAATGAAGCCATATCTCCGGCTAATTCTGTCAACCGGATAGACATTTTTGCCATTTGCCCTTGTGGAATATCAAGGGCAGTTCCCATGGCTTGAAAACGGCTTGCGAACTGTTTTGCGGACAATTCAGACATACCAAATTTTTCAATTGATGTTTTTGCGAAATTGTTAATTAGGCTTTCATACTGCCCGAATGTCTGCCTTACAACGTTCTCAACCTCGGTTAATGAGGATGATATGTCAATGGCATCTCCAAGTAGCCTAAATCCACGGAATAAAGCCCAATATGTTGCATACACTTTTCCTATTGCAGACGCAAGGGAGAACGACTTCTTTGTTACAGCGGATGCACTTGAACTAAATCCACTAAATGAGCTTGTGATGCTTTTTGCCGCTGTTCCTGCCGCTCCACCGGTACGTGATAATTTTGCCAATGCATTTGTCATGTCAATAATATTCCGGCTTACACTAGGGGCTTTCGACAATTCGGACATAAGCTGTCGCATTGCAACCGCAAGTTTTGGTATATTCTCGATAGCCTTTGTTGAGCTTGTATAACCAAGTTGCTTGATTCCTCCGGCTAATTCCGATAACCCTTGCACCGATTTTGACATACCGGAAAACGAGCTTACCGACTTTGAAATCTGTCGCATTGCTCCGGCTGCTGCATTTATCTTTCCTGTGTCAATGTTGCTAAGCGTTTTAATGTTTCTTGCAAGAGTCGAGAATGACCTTGAATCAACACTGCGCATGGCACTCATTGAGTTTGACAATCGGTTTACTCCGGTTGATAACCGGTTAATTCCGCTAGAATCTATGCTTTGCAAGGATGAAGATAGTTTTCCTAACCTTGTTATCAGTGCGTCGATCTGACCATTAGCCTGTCTTGCCTGCGCTTGAATCTTGACCTCTAAGGTTTCTAATTCCAACAGTTACACCTCCTTTATTTAGTTTTAGAAAAGGGCGGTAAGATTTGACCCCTACCGCCCTTGAATTACTTTTTCAGTTTTCCATTTTTCAGAAGAGAAATCATCTTTGAATTTTCCTCTGATGTAAACTTAAAATTGGAAAATCCGTTCTTTTTTGCGATTTCTGCGCGATGTTCTTTCGACACATCATCTTCCCCAACCGCTTTTAATGCTTCGACTATTGAACCGGAATTTCCGGTATACTTCGGATAATACTTGGCTTTGCATTTCTTTGCACCTTTTACAACAATAACTGTGTGCCCTTTTATGCGTGTCACAAGAATATCTCCGTTGCGAAGAATAAAACCGGCATGATAAGAACCCATATCATCAAACAAACCGGATTTCAAAATTACCGGTCGTTCATTAGATGTATTAAAATCCCCCACATCCTTACCGGATGCATAAATAATACAGGCACGTACAAGAGAAGAACAATCGCATTCCGTCTTGACCTTTGTGTTAATGCCATGTTTAATGACTCCGTAGCGTTCCGATTGGTCATAGCCGATATTTTTATTGTCAGATGCAATCTGCATAGCTTCGGCTAACTTCTCCGCAACTTTATCATCCTTTGCTCTTAACACATTCCATCCTTTAGAATGGTTATAAAACTTCTGTGTAGACACTTCCTGTCCGGTCTGGTCTCCGGCTTTTCCACCAGAATAGCAGTTTCCGTGTTCATCGTGCCTAGCACTTCCGATAATTACTGCCATAGCAATACCTCTTTTCTTAAACTATCTTTGGTTTTGGTAAATGTGATTTCCTTGATTCAGCCGCCCATGCTTCTTCTGCCTTAAGCATTTCTCGTATCTCTGCATCGGGATCGTCCGTATTATGCTTTTCGATGGAATCATAGCAAGTTTCTTTCACGTACTTACTATTACCCTTACCGAATGTCGCATTTATTGCGGTCACAAGTGCTGACGTTGCATATCTGCCAAACCACATATACATTTCCATATCGCGTTGCTTCAATTCTGCCTTATATGCATCCACATAAGGCTTAAGCAACTCTGGATTCATCATATCTATATCATCAACGGAAAATCCGTAGCCTTTCGTTACCATAAGGTAAAACGGACGGATTTCCGCAACGTAATATTCCCATGTTAATTCTTGGCTGTTGTTTTGGATGGAGTTTTCTTTGCCGGAGTCCGATTCTTCTTCTCCGTCTCCATCATTTTCGCTAAAAAACTGTTTGACTCCAACTCATTCTCTAATTCGTTGAACAACTCAATACAGTCAATCTCACCATCGTCAATCTTTTCAGAAAGCAGATTAAGCACCTTATTAAACTGCTCATCGTATTTCTCGTTTGTATCGTAATCATATCCAAACTCGTCCTTATGGTTTACTTGCAGTCCTACAAGAAGCATCTTAGGAAGTGTTTCGAGTAACAGTTTTTCTACGGATTCTAAGCTTCCGTCCTGCTCGCTTACCGACTCTGATACATCTTTGATAAGATGTGACTTTAATGTTGGCTTAAAACCAAATTTGATTGAATATTCGCTATTTCCTAAATTTACTTTCATGTTTTACCTTGCCTTTCTGCCCTATATTGGCAAGGGGCAGTGTTGCCACCGCCCCATTGTTGCTTATCTCATTGCTTCAAGTTCTGCTATCGACCGTTCATCCTCGCCTACCGGTGCGGTCGATTGCTCGTCCGATAGGCTTTTTACCCCACCACTGTTACAGTGAATGTTCCATCTTTGTTATCAACGACAGTCAGCTTATCTGTAACAAGCTCTGATGCTGTACTTGGAATAACTGTTACCGTCATTTCAAGGATTTCATCGTTTCCACCTACATCGTTAGGTGTGGCTGGTGCAGTTCCTACATATGCGTCCTTCGCTACACCGCCAATACCGTCCGTTCCATACAGATGAATAATATCAAGTTTTTTATCTCCATATCCATCCACCTTTGAAAGATATTCTTTTTCAAGGTTTCCTGTGATTTCTCTTGAATCAGAAGTCTTAATTCCTTTTTCAAAAGTCTGCTGATCATCTTCCATTGTGGTTGACTCAACAGTGTTTGGTGGTGATGCAGGACTTGGAACTGACTTAGCTGCAACCAAAAGATTGTATGTTCCCGCAAAGTCGGTCTGTTTTTCCGTGTGCTCTTTTACAATGACACGAGTTCTATAACTTGTTGATGCCATATTTTCTACTTCCTTTCTGCTTATAGCTGATCTAAATGCTCAACGTTTCCAATTACGCGAGTTGCGCGGAATGTAACCGTTCGCACTTGCTTGGAAATTGTTGGGATTACATTTGATACCTCAAACATTTGTTGTTTAAAAAAAGACACCGCATATGCTGCGATGTCCTTAGTTGCTTTTCTTGAACCTTTGTTTGTAATTGTGACCTGAAATGTTGGGCGAATTGCATTGATTGTCTTTGCTTCATTGGTTCGTCCGGCTTCTGTGCCACCGATTTGTCTGACTAAAAGCGTCGGAAATGTTGCGGTTCCGCCCGATTCTTCATCTTGCGTCACTTTAATTCCCCTTACCTTGCTTTCCATGTACGATTTCAAAAGGGAACATAAGGTATCTTCAAAATCAAGTGCCCAACTGTTTAACTCATTTTCCACCGAATACCTCCCTTGCAATCTTTACATACTGTTGAATAATCCGTTGTTCCGCATTATACATAGGCATTGTGGCTTTGATACCGTGGGTATAACGCCATGTTTCGGTCTTATCGTCCCAATAGTACCAACCATCTTCAAAAGCGTGTATTTGTCCCGGATATGTGCCGACACCGAATCCAAGTTCCGGCGCTTTTGGGTTCTCTTTGGAATTATAAAAAATACCGGCTCCAAACTCTACCGCCAACAAAGTATAGAATGGTTCTCGGTCTTCTGACGTTACCGTTTTTCCGGTTGCAATCAGAATCGCGTTCGAGGTCATTAACTGCGGTGCTTTATCTACCCTTACCGTTATCGTGTTTCCTAATGGTGATTCCGATATGTGTTGTATTGCCACCGTCTGACCTATCTGTGCAAGCCTAGAAACAAGTAAATCACATTTAGCTTGTAAACTATCGCGGTACTTTTCTAATTCCTTTATGGCGGCTTGTATGGATTTAGAGGATAATGTCATTGAAATAGTTTTCTTTGCCATGCAATCACCTACTTAATATTCTTCCGAAGAAGAAACAAATCCGTGGTCAGTCCTTCATCAGCAACTCCTTTTACGATGTAGTCTGCGGTTTCTGAATCCACAAGTCCATCATCAGTGCGTTTGACTTCCGAACGTTTCCACACCACATCACCGGCTTTCAGTGGCAAATATCCTTTATCCGTGACAAGCTGACAGTATGATGTACTATCATCAATTCCGAATTCTTTCACAAGGGCTTCTGACAGCTTATTGCTGATATTGGCTTTGAATGTTGTAGGTTCTGAAAACCCTTCAACTTCCTCGCCTTTTGGAATCTTGTTGCCTTCGGAATCTAAATAAGGCACAAAGTTTCCATCGGAATCCTTGTACCCTTCATAGACAATATCTCCATTTTCGTCAGTTTGTGGAATGAATACCCTCTGACCGAATTGCGAATACTTCATTTCCTGCTTGTTAATGTCAAGCATTGGTGTTTTCCTCCGGGATTCCGGCAACACTTGTCAGAAGCGATAACACTCCGGCAAGCACTGATGCGGACAGTACATATTTCCAATCCACTGCGCCCATAAACGCCGCTGTTCCAATTCCGGCAACTGCCGCCTGCGCAACTGTCTTGATTGCTCGGATTCCGGCTTTCTTAGTCCAATCTTTCCAATTCCTCATGGCTTTTATCTCCTTTTCCTATATGGATTTCTTCAATCTCATGTTTCATTTTCGTTATCATACCATTTCCACCTAACGCATGGTACGCATCATACATCTCACAAAAATTCTGATAGGCATATGACGGTATTTCTCCAAGTTTGGTGTATTTTGCATGGTATTCGATAAGCTGGACGCGCAAAAGAAGCATTGTTCCCTTGCTATTCGCATCCCTGCTTTTCTTTTGTTGCTTAAGAAGCCAAACTATATACCCAAGCACTATCGGAAGTGCCACAAGATAAGTTTGAATCAAAATACTTTTCATTTGAATCTCCTTTTGACGCACTGCCCACCACCGCTTAATGTGCGCCGCCTGCAACCATAATGGTCACGCTCAATCTTCTTTAATGCCCTATAGGCGATATTTACATAGCTTTAACAAACGGAAATACACCAGCAAAAAGGCTTTCACGGTCTTTCCATGTCCTGCTCACGCCGTTTTCGGAGAAACTTGCCATGTATGCTTCTCCTGCCTGTGACCGGTCGTACACTGCCAAATTGACCATAATGTTTTCATAGTTCTTAACATCACTGTCAATCTGGTCTTGCGTGTATGTGTCCGGATAGTTCCGTCTGCTGATAATCTCTTTTCTTGCCTGCTCTAAAAGCTGTTCAATCAAAGGGTTACATTCTTTTTCATCAAACACAACTTTATCGGACTTTTCTCCGGTCGTTTCGTCCTCTACCTCTTCTATATGAAATTGTTTTAAACGAATTTTTACTTGTTCGACAAGCGTGTATGACATAAGCGATCTCCTACAGATTAAATTTTGCAATCAGAATTTCTTTCAGTTCCGCACCGCTTGTTGCTTGTGCGTTTTCAATTCCCTGCTCTGCGGCAAGTTTCTGCAAGTCTGCGGTACTCATTCTGTTGATTTCGGTCTTTGTATATCCAACGGAAGATACCGGAGAATTACTCTCCGGCACCTCTTCTCCTGCGTTGTACCATTTACCATTATGAATCACTATATATGGATATTTCATAGTTGCACCCCCTACTCTTCGCTATGAACCTCATATACAAATGTGCTATCCATATTCTCGTATGATGGAAGTACAACCTCAGATGCAAATGTTGACATCTTCATAGGTGGTCCATACTCTGTCTTTGTAGCGACTGTAATACCTACACCATATGTTGTTACATCAACATCAGCTACCTGTCTTGCAGTTCTTTCTTCCGGTGTAGTGCCAAACCAAGTGCTTCCAAGGCTGCCTTCTGGAAGAAGTGTAACCTTGTTATCCGGGTAGAAGTACTGCTCTTTGCCATCATCATCAATGTACATCTTATCGTAAAGTACGATAGTGAGCTTCGCCCTCTTCTGTACCACCGAAATAACAGTATCATCGTCAACCTCAATAGTTGCTGTAAGGTTCTGTGCAAGAATTGAGTTTCTTATTTGTGCATTGTCAAGCAGATATTGGAATGTATTGCTGTTCATAAGTGCGTATCTAGCAATCTTACCCTGCTTCTGTAACTTCTTTCTTGCATTGTTAAGGTCTGTAAGTGGCTTTGAATTAGCTGTATCGCTCCACATGCTTGTGCCGGATAACTTTGCGTAATGGTCTTTTGCGTATGAGCCATCCTTATCGTAATCATAAGCGTACTGAACGCCATCACTTACAATAGCAATTACCGGATGACCTGCATTTGTAGAAAGAAGTGACATTCTCATGCGCTCCGGTACAACTTCTGCGCCGCTTACGAGGTTGTTAGTGTCGTCATATACACTTGATAAAGCACTTGCAAGGTAAGGGTCGTCTTCTGATTGAATACGCTCGATTTCAAGCATTTCCTCTTCACCAACTGTCATTCCCTCGCGGAAAAATGCCATCTGTGTTTTTTCCTTACTTAATCCGCCTCTAGCTCTAAGAGTTGGGATTGTGTCAAAATTAGATGGCGCAAGTGAAACCGGCAAACCCTTGTGTGTCTTAATCCAACTTAAATCAAGTCCCTGCTTCTTTCTTTCTGGAAACCACTGTAAACCAAGATAAGGTATCTGATTACTAGCGTTTTCTGTTGCCGATAATGCGATAGACTTACTGTCTAATACTTCATTAATTAACATCTATTTACCTCCTGTTATTATTCAAATACAATCATTGGAAGAGCTGTCTTAACTTCTGCGTCATATGTAACGCCGGAATGCGCTTCTGCTACTTTCGTGTTAAGATATGCTTTCTTAAGCAGCACTCCTTGTGGCCTGTCCTCTGTTACATCAAATCTCAAAATACCCACTACCGTAGCCGTATTGTCAGCCTTGCCATTTGCTCCGATTGGAGTACCTGCTTTGACAATCTTCTTGCCCTGTGCGTTTTTAGTTGTCACGCCATCAAAATCAAGTGTTAATGGGATTGCTTCATTAGGCTCTCTCTTTAAAATCTGAACATCTCCTGCGTATAAAGTCTTTTCATACTGCATATTCATTTCCTTTGCCATTTCTTACCTCCTGTTATTGCTGAATGTAATGTGATAAAACGTCATTGTTCTTAGGTGCGTTAGATATAAGGCTTTCTGCTATCTTTTCAGCATTTGTCTTATTATCTGTACCGGCTTTATCGCCGCCAGCCGTGCCACCTCCCGGATTCGTACTGCCTTTTGCAATCTCCTGCTCCTTGGCTTGTGCTGCGGCGGTCTCTTTTTCAGAGATAATCTTTCCAAGAACGTCATAATCAAAGCTGCCATCGTCTTTTACAATTTGCGCTGCCTGCTCTGCGGTAACATTAAATTTAGATGCAGCATTGGCTCTCTGCGTGGCTATTGCCTGCGCTTTTTCAAGTTCCGCGATTCTCGCATTGGCTTTTTCAAGGTTCTTATTTGCCTGCTCGACTTCCGTGAGCTTTCCCTGTTCGATATCATCGAGTTGCTTCTGCAACTCTTCAGCTTTGTCAGCCTTTGTCTTGTACTCGTCAACCTTTGCTTTGGCTCTCTGTACGGAACTTCCGTAATCTGCCATGATCTTGTCTGCGTTTTCCTCGCTTAATCCCATAGCAATCAGATCTTCTCTTTTCATCCATTACCTCCGATATGTCATACGAATTTTTATACGGTGCAACGACACCGAACGACATTGTTGATTTTTACGCTCACAACTTTGCGAATTTTTATAAAATAAAAACAGCCGCCGATTACTCGGTGACTGTCTTATCTTCAAATTTATTATTTTGTTTTATGCCACTTGTCGGCACCAGTTGGGGTTTCTAAAGCTCTTTCTGTTGACCACCCTCGTTTTATTCTTGAATATAATACTTTAGGGTCAAATCCTAGATGCTTCGCCCATTCAGAAACTGTTTTTGTTTCTCCTTTGTATGTCAAATACCTCTTACCTACGTTTGAATTTTTCTTTACTTCGGTAGTCAGTGCCTTTTCTGCTGAATACCCGTTATTCAATCTCCAACGAATAGTTGATTCTGATATTCCTACTTCATCTGCCCATTCTTGTAAGCATTTTGTCTTTCCTTGATATTCAAGAAAGATAGTATTTGTTCTATTATTAGCTTGGATTTTTGCATCTGTAAATCTGCAATTATTTGGCTCATAATTACCATTTACATCTATCCGGTCAATACTTTGTTCTTTTTGGTGTTTATTTTCATCAAAACCATTTTCGTAAGCCCATTTCGCAAAGTTCCTCGCCCCGTCTTTCCCTAACCATTCCTCGCATACTTTAATCCCTCTCCCACCGTATTTCTCATACTTCCCATCATTAGGATTGTAGCACCTTGCTTTCATGCTTTCCCAAGTTTTATAAACTCTTTTACCTGTCAACCCATGTGTAACATGTCTTGCCATTTTCTTATCTGGCATATAATCATCTCCTTTACATGTATTATATCATAGTTGCTAGCAACTTGCAAGTTACTTGACAATTATTTGATGGTAATTTATACTACACAAAAGAGGTGATAATATGCCGCAAGGAAAAATTTCAGAAAGTAAAGTTAAAACTACAATTGTTATGGAAAAGAAGCTTAAATCTTCTCTTGAGATTATTGCAAAAGAAGAAATTCGCTCTCTTAACAATCTCATGGTTAGTATTTTAACTGATTATGTAAAAACAAGAACCGATAGGAATTAGCTTGTCGGTTCTTGTTTTTTTGTATTCTCATTTTCTTTTTTTACCATATCTACTGTTTTATACAAAACATCGAAATATGGCTTTGATTGTATAAATACTTTTTCGGCATCTCCCCATAATCCACAAGTAGATACTGCTATTCTTGGATTTATTCCAGCTTTTAACATTTGATCGAGTGCTTGCGTTTTTGTATATAAATTATCAAGAGGACTATGGTTGATTTGAACATCAAAATCTCTTGCCGTAAGCCCTAAATCATGGTCTTTAATTCTTATTACGTTTAATATTACTTTAGCCAATCTCTTTTCCGATGTTTTTATTATCGGGTCTTTTTGTTTAGCCCTGGTTTTAGAGAAGTCCCATCCTGCCCTTAAAGATACCGCCCCCTGTGTATCACCACCAGAATTTTGCGATTCTCTTGTCGGTATAGCAAGAATGGACTGTGCATTATCCCACAAATCATCCTTTGCAACTTGGCACTCTGTTTGATTCAGCTCCTGCGTCATAATGTCAACATCTGATTTATTATCTTTGTTGATAGACTTAACTGTAAGGGCGTGACTCATTTTCATTTTTTCAAATGTTTCTTCATCAACCTCGCAATTAATAAATTTAACCCAATACTCGACAAATTGCTGTACAGAGTCCATTCGGTTTGACTGCATTGTATTGATTGCATCTAATAGTCCGATCACAAGCTCAATATCAGAAATGCGCTCATGGTTGTTCGGAAACTCAACAATCGGGATTCCGCCAAAGCCATGCAGTTGCCAATCTCGAACCTCTCCGTTCACAATCTTGCATTCATAAGAGTCCGTGTAGCAGAGTTTATACATCTGTCCATCGGCGTCCTTAAGCTCTTGAATTGCTAAAAGTGGTTCTTCTGTGGAACGACTGTAGATAACAAACGTATTCATTGGTGTTGGTGCAACAATTCTAAATGGCATATCTCCATTTTTTGTAATCTGCACTGCCTTAAATGACGTTCCGGTTGCTGATTGCCACTCTCCTGCCTTAATGTCCTTTTCCTGCTTATTAGCATCGGTCAAATAATCGTTAAATTCATCAACTGCATTGTTTATCCGGTCATCGTCTTTCCTGCTGATAAGCTGAATTGGCTCACCGTAAGTCTGACCAACTTTGAATTGAACAATCTCATAGGCATGGTTTTCAGACACCTTATTGGTTATATCCGCATTCTGTACCTTTGTTCGGTACAATACAGGCTGATCGCCCTTGTAGTAGTTCCACAGATAACGAATGATCGTCTTGTTGAAATAAAATGCGCCAATGCAGTTTCCGACAACATTTACGATATTGTCTGCCGTAATCTGTTCTACGTTAGCATATGCAATTTTTCTTCCGTATCTGCCTTTTACAAGGTCATGAAAATACTGTGTATTCATATAAATAAAACTCCACTACTGCAAGCGCGTTTTGGTATTGGCTTTGTTTCAATTTTTCCTGTTGCCACGCGATAAATCACAATATGATTGCATTTTTTACATTTACACTGATGGTCTATCGTAGATCTCCCATCATAATGTCCGGCAATTCTTCCACAATCCGGGCAATATATAGTTACTTTTTTCATAGCAACCTCTTTCTTGTAAATAAAAAACACCGCCATTTCTGACAGTGTCTTTTACGGGTTATATGCTTTTGGGGTTGTAGGATTTTGTTTTTTCTACTCTTTTAGTATACCATGCAAGTTTTTGGAAATGTTGTGAAAGAGTGTGAACTATTGTGTACTTTTATGCACTCTTTTCAGAGTAAAGCTGTCCATAACGTCTTTCAAACTCCTGCAATGCTCTTTTCCTAAGTTTCATAATGTTCCTGTAGGAATATTTCATCTCAACGGAAATCAAGTTCCAATCTTTCCCATTGACGTAATGTGATGAAAGCACGATATATACATCTGTATTATCCATACTGTCAATTTGCGATATGATAATCCGTCTTTTATCAACCAATTCATCTACAAGCGTCTGGATCTCATTCTGTAAATCAACAATTTTCGATACCGCGCCCCCCATCTTGTCGGGATTGCCGGATGATTGCACATCCACCTCTTTCGGGGATATGGATATAGATGTTGCCATATCGGATAGCCTTTTGATTTCTTCCAGCTTATTTGCAATCGCATGGTCAATTCTGCTTATCTGTGAAAGATATTTGTCTGTTGTCATATCCTAATACCTCCTGAATGGGTTTACTGCCGCTTCTACCTTTGCGGTATTGTTTGGGTTTTCTATAAACATTTCAAGCTGAGTTAAGCCGTCTGCCGCATCGTCGTGTTCATTACCGCCAATACTTACAAACATAGAGAGTTCATCCATAGCCGCTTGATATTCGTCATTTCTATAATATCTTGTTACTCCAAGATCTGAATCTTTCTTCATTTGTTCCTGCGTCGGTCGGTGCATATCAAGAAATATGAATTTTCTCTTAACATCACCGGAATATGCTATGATCTTCGATAACTTCTCAACCTTATTTGGTGCTTTTCTACTTGTACATGAGCATTTATAGTCCTGTTCCTGCAACTTTTCATCTACATATTGGCAATACAGATCTCCTCCGGTATTTCCCTCAAATCTTGTCTGCCTAATCCCATTCCCGATAATTCGTCCAACAACAAGAGGGATTGTTACCTCTTTCGGGCCTTTGTTGAATACCCAATCGTAAATATAAACATCACCGTTTTCATATTCTGCCCCTATCGGCATTGACAAGCTATCGCCACCGCCCCAGGCAACATCCACAACTCCGATGCGTCGGAAATCTCCGTCCGGTAGGATTCCGTTAAATAGTCTCAAATCCGTATAAAGCAATCCCTCGCGGACATATGGTTGCTGCATAAACTTAGCCATCCATTCGGCATTGTCAAGCTTATCTCGCATATCTCTGTAGTATTCCGTGGAAAATCCGTTGATTTCATACGCGAAATTGCTTTCGTCATTTTCATTAAGTGCCGGAATCTTACGGAATCGGTATTGTGGATCATGCTCATATTGCTTTCTCATGCGCTCCAATGGATCTAAAACATTCCAAAGAGTACCGACCATCAATTCCCTTGCACCGTCATTTTTACGGTCAACCATCTTGTTTAGGTACTCTTGGTATGTGTTTTCCATTCGAGTAGGGCTTAATGAATGCTCTCGATCACGAACCAAATCATCGACATACAAATATCCATCTTTTGAAACATCGACCGCTCCTGTCCATGTTCCGTCAATACCACGACACGTTACGGTTGCGAATCTGTCCGGATCTCCAAGCGTGATCGTAAATTCGTCCGCGCTCTTGTCTGTCGGAATTGATGCGTTTGCGTATTCCGGATGCCAATAAGCAAAAAGTTCAGCAAACGTATATTCTTCCGTGGTAAAAAGATTCATCAGTTCTTTGTAAAATCCTTTTGCCAAAATACCGGAGTGACCGCCCATAGCACTATGGCTGTTTGGTCTGCGCAAAGCTACCCACGCAAGGAAGAAAATACAGATAGTCGATTTACCGACACGCGATGGCATTGACAATCCGTAAAATTTAATCTTCCTGTTTTCCAAATCTTCAAGATCGTTGGCAACTATATTCAGCGTTTTGCGGCGCGGATAATAAAACCGTTTACTCCAATTTCTTTTGCGCTCCATAAAGTAGATGAAACTCTCGAAACGATAAAAGCTCTCTAATCGCAAGACTTCATAGAACTGATCCACAAGTTTGTATCCGCCTTTAATGTCGTGATCCTGCGCATATCGTTCAAGTTCCCATATGCTACCACCCGCGTTTTTCTGCGTATATTCGTTGATTAAAACCTTTGTTCTTTCGGTTATAGTCAATCCATAGTCAACGTCTTTTTCCGTCCGAATTGCCACATTGCACGCTTTCAAAAGGGCATCTATTACCTGTTCATCAACGCCTTTTCTCTGTATGTAATTTTCATATCCATTTACTGCATTGATTAACTGCTTTGAAGCCAAATAAAAAGCACCTCCGCAAAAAGCAGAAGTGCCTTGACCTCTGCCTATAACTGTTTTAGGGTAGCGACTAACTCCATTTGTTAGCCGGTTGTCTTTTAATTGTAATATACCATTTTGTGGCACAATGGGCATTCACACTTGTAGTTATCGCCTTCCCTTTGATCTCCACAATATTCATATTCAGTCTTTTCCGCTTCAAAAACGGTTTTGCAATTCTTACACTCAAACTTTAAAGGTTTTCTTTCGTACCTAAGGCTGCCTTCTTTGATTATTTTCATTTCCAATGCACCTTGAACCCTTTCTTTTTATACTCATCTACTGCTTTCTTAAGGTTCATATCGTCCTCATACTTTTCATTCAGCATAATCACCACATTGCCTTTTTCAATGCCGTATATGTTGCAATTTGCAAGTTTCTTAGCCGTTCCGAGGATAGCTTTTGCCTGCTTGTGGCTCATTTCATAGGTTTGGGTTCCCATATTAACGGTCATTTCTCATAAACTCCTCAAAATCTTCCATACATTTATAGCACAAGTCGTATGTGGTATTTAAAGTGCCATTCCTTGTAATGGAATTTCCGCACAGTATTCCTTTTTTAATTTCCGCACCACAACGATCACAAGTACACCATTCTTTTTGATGTTTCATATAAATCCCTCACTTATCACATTCGATTCCCGGAATGAATGTTCTTTTACCTCTACAAGCATCTTCAAAAGTCGTAATTTCTATTGAACATCCGCAACTAACCGGGTCTAATGGACAATTTTCATGATTAATACATGTGCATAAAATTTCTTTTTCCTGCTTCATCATTCCACCGCCTTTTAAACTAATCCTAGCATATACAAAATATCAAGTTCCGATATTTCTTTTGCGCCCTCTCTTGTGTGCGCAAGAATTTCTTCCATCGAGTATTTTTCCATATCGTTGCACTTACTCTTATCAAAATTGTTTGAAAAACAGTAATGTAGACAATACCCATATCCGACTCCAAGTAGAGTACCATGAATACTTTTACAGACAACATTGTAATTTTCTGTTTTTAAAATATCATGTTCTCCATCTAAGAAACATTCTTTTCCGTTGTTGTCCATTTTCTCTTTGAGATATTCAAGAAAAATTCTCATTTCTTTTTCTGAATCGGAAATGTACAAAATAGAATCCTTCTCTCTATCATCAATTATTTGTTTCGATTCATTATCACAAAATTCACACATTCTTATCCACCACCAAACTATTTATGATTCTTCCACCAAAACAACACTTTTCCGCAAGGAATACTGTGCGACTGATGCATAAATCCTTCTGAACCCTCATAAACAATTACAGAGTTAAAATCAATGCGGTCTTTAAATAATTCACAATTTTTAGTAACTTTTTCTAAAGCATAATTGATTGCTTCATCATAGGTCTTGAACCATTTTTCCGCTGCGCCATATGCAAGCGCGCAAGTTCCGCTCTCGTCAAATACGATATATCCGTCTTTGCTTTGTGTTAATTCATTCATTCATTCTTCCACCTTTCTGTACGGATTAAAAAATTCTTTATCCTGTCCGATTCCAAGATGTTCTCTCAATGAAAAATTAGTTATCCGCTCTCGATTAAAAGAATTGCTGACAATATAATTTGCCAACTCTCCATCTTTCCATCCGTCCGTACTTGTCATAGAATCATAAATCCGTTTATATTCTCCGGTCAGTTTGTCAAATTCAAACCATCCCAAATCAAGCGTTGTTCCGTAATCATAAAATCCCCTGTCAGACCACTTTCTGACATAATACATTAACTGCTTATATGAGAATCCAAGCCTTTCAAAAATATTCCCAATAGCTCTTATGCTCAATTCTCGATTGCTTGAAGGCAATTTTCTTTTCTGCTCATTCACGCAAGCTCTAAAAAATATTTTTTCTAATGGTTTCATTATTACACCAGCTTTCTACCACAGATAGGGCAAAACGCAATATTTATCGCTCCTGCGCCGTATTCTCCGGCACTATTCGTAAAAACAAGCGCGTGTTTGTCTGCAATTTTCCGAATTTCTATTTTATTACCGGACGGTACTTTTCCGTTTTTATCCAGAGTAAGGAAATCCCAATCCGGTATTCCGATTCCTATGTCTTTGCAAAAATCACACATATTACACCTCAATCAAAGTAAATTTTCTTATTTCTTTTGGAATCTCACGATGCAAAATGCCATCTGTATCAAAATATGGTTCGCTGTTTAATAACTGCTTGCGTTCTACATTTTCTAGATATACTCTGCTTGTTTTCCCACAAATCGTGATTTCTCCGAACATTTCCCCTATTTCAGCCTTGAATCCGCTTACATCATATGGAGTTTTGCAATAAGGGCACACCTTTTTATCTGTTTCGATTGGTGCGCCACAATTCACGCAGTTTGTCATATTTTGCCCCCAGCCATAGCAAAAATCGGAATCCTCGTGAGATTCCGTGTTTTTTGTTTGATATAAATATTCCACAATGTTTTTATCATACTCACACATAATTTTGCGTAAATATTAACCTCGAATAGCAGCACATGGAATCGAACCATGTCAGATCAAACCATGCCAACCGCTTTCAAATCTGCAATTTCTAATCACGGAAGGGTTTTCTGTTACCAATAATGCCGCTACCATCCATAAGTCTCCCATCGACCGGAACTATTGCAGTAGCACCCGACTAAGTGGAGATAAGGATAAACGCAGATATTCGGACTCGAACCGAAACACCGTTTCCGGCTACTGACTGTTTAGCAAACAGTTTCCTTGCCAATTAGGATTATATCTGCACGCGCCGGGCATGGAAGTTCCCTGCCCGAACCATTCCTTGCGTTTCAGAATGGCACGGTGCTACTAACACCGCTCAATGGCTTGTGGCGGTATCGAGCCGCCCTATACAGATTTTCAGTCTGTCGCTAATCCATCTCAGCTAACAAGCTATGTCGTGTAGTTTCCGTTTTTCCTTGCTCCACACTACACTAAGTGCAAGGTTCTTTTAGTCAGCGGTTACCGCCATCTTTTGAATGACAACCGCTCAATCCAGTTACCTGTGCTAAGTTTAACCGGTATATTGATTAGCACCTGCATTTCTGTAATAAACACACTAGGGGTGTACTGGCAACATCACCTGTTGGGATTACAGGAATCGAACCTGCGACAACCCGGATATAAGCCGTGTCTTCTGCCACTGAATTAAATCCCAATAACCGCCATCAGACGGTTAGCAATAATGTTTATCGTGCTATGCCTTGCACTATCCGGTTTACAGCATTTCACCGGCAACTCAATGTTACCATGCAAGCCTATTTCCATGGTTCTACTCCGAATTAAATTATTGCAGAGCAATAGACAAGCATCGTATTTCAGCCAAAACATAGACCGCCTGCAAGCAGACAGCATAATTTGACCGAGTAGGTGGGTGAGGATTTGAACCTCACATAATCGGATTCTGAAAAGGTGTTGTTGCTGATTACGGATGATTTTCCGCCTATCACTTGGCAACACTCTTACCGATCAGCTTCTTTGCTTGCATTTCGTTCTGCCACCACCTAACTTCTTAATGGGAATTACATTTTCACAGCTCGGACACCGTGGGATAGATGCCCGAACCATGATTGACTGCTATATGGATTGCACGTCTGCAAATTACAAAGCAGATACCGCTCAACACCATATAGTCTTACGCCAAGATGCCGCCCTCTGCGACAAATACCACCGGACGGTCTCGCACCGTCCTTAACAGAATCGTCCTAGTGGCGAAAGGAGGAACCCAAATGCTTGAATCACTCAACCAAGGGTTCAAGTACATATGAAAAACATACGTGGCTACATGAAACGTCAGCATGCAACCAATTAGGCTACCGGGATTCGAACCCGGAATGCAGGAATCAAAATCCTGTGCCTTACCGTTTGGCGATAGCCCATCATTTCCAAATGACTATAATATTCATTGCAAAGATCGCGTATGAAAGCAAATAACCAATTGCGTTTGAATTGTCTTTTTGTTTTACCTGTCCTCCCATAAGTCCAAGTATTACAAGGGCATCTATCGCCGTAGCGATTATATTTAAAATCATATCAATATCTCCCATCCTCAAAGCTGTGTTCCTGTTTGAATCGTTCCATTTCATTTACGCTCATACCGAAGATCCCGGCAGATGAATCAGAGTCCGTATGTTCGAAATACTCGCCCTGCTGTGGAAACATAAACCGGAACATAGCGTAATTTGCAACATCACACAGATATTCAAGGTTTCCGGTCTCTTCAAACTTGGCAAGGCACATTTTCAAACTTTCGATTGCATCAACATTTCCGGTAGAAAAGTTCATTCTTGCCGGTCCGTATTTGTAATACGACTGTTCAATCAAACCTTTGCGCTTTTCATCAAAGGTTTCGGAATACTCAGTTTTCATCAACTCATTGCTGCAGCTTGCCATTACACATCGCCCTCCTCCCTGTGGTTTGCCCTTTCAATGTCAAACCCTTCCGGATAACGTGCCTTAAGCTTGTCTACGTTCATTTGCATGATTTCATCCAAGCTCCAGCCGAAGGATTCGCAAAGCATTGCAAGATACCAACAAATATCTCCAGCTTCTTTCTTTGCGTGGTCAATATTAAGCTGTTTCTCATGGAAAATCCATTTTTTAATTATGTCGTTGAATTCTCCAACTTCACCGGATAGTCCAAGGCAAGCATTAAAGATGCCGCCAAGGTCGTAATCTTGCAACGATGCGATATTGTTCTTCTTGCAAGATTTAAGCAAATCAAGTTTATCCGAAATTCTTTCTGTCGCCTTGCGATCATTTGTCCGCATGGCTAATGCCTGATACTCATTTCCGGTCATATATCATTCTCCTGTCCGAAACACTCTTTTTTGTTTTTAAAAAATTTTTGGAAATTTAGTTGCGATTCGCAACGTGAAAGTGAATTGTTATAAATTTATTATAGCCTATTTACGGTGAAAGTCAATGGGTGTGTTGTAAGTGGCTTTTTATTTTTTGAGGTATTTAAGGGACTTAGTAGCCGCCCGGTGGCCTTTCTGTCAGACCCCCTCCCCATCCTTTTCTTGCAAACATGGAAATCTAAAATATTTTCCGTTTCGTTTTGTTGTCATTGTGTGAAAATCAAATTGTTTTAATACAATTCATGTCATACCCTTGTAACTATTCGCAAAACCTAACTTTTCCGAATAGTTGGCGAATAGTTAAAACGCTACACCCCTTGATATTACTGCATTTGTGAATTGTAGAATAATCACAAACAATTTAAACCGTATTATTTACCGCTGCATCTGTGAATTGTGTATCAATTGCGTGCAATTCTTGGCTCTTTTTCTCGTCCAGTCTTGGCAGCTCCTGCGCTGTGATTGCCCTTCTTTGGGTGGCATTATCTCCAATGCCGGGCTGATTCATGCCGAATTCGTTATTTCCCACGAACATAGTACCTACGGGGCTGTTGGAGTCGTAAGCACGATCTAGGATGCAATCCTTGCGTGATCGTTGCAATTTTTGCCAAATCTTAAAAGCCAACGAACTTGATTCCTCGTCTTTCCATAGGTCAAATGTTGTAGTGGGTATATTACAAAAATAACTGAATGCTACTGTACTTACTAGCTTGCTATACACATTGGAGATATATATATAATAATCACAAAGCTTATATAATACCTCTCTATCGTATCTATTGCAGTTAGTCGGTATAGTCCCATTGTTAAGAGGACTTAAGCTCTTGTCCTTTAATACTTTAGTATCCGGGAATAGATGCATACCAACATACTGCATTACAGCTTTCCATTGTCTCTGTCCAGCTTTTAACAAATCTTCGATGTGAAATTCTATACAAGCGTTGTCTATTAAATCTTGTACAGTTGATGTGTATATCTGTACTGTACCTAGATCCACTATAAGGGTTGTAAGATCTACATTCTCTACACTCTCTACATCCTGCATATATTCACACCTCCAATCTGTTAATCTCTCTGCTTTTGGTATACACTATTTTCGGGCTTAAAGTCAAGGCTTAATTTTTTACGGCGGTATTGTATACTTACGCCGCGCGCATATGCGGATATACACTTACAATAAACCTATAGGCTTTAGATGCAGTATATTATTATTAATTAAAAGATTAAGAAAAAGAGAGAGAAAGAGAATCAAAGATCTGAAAAAGCGACGTCAGACGATTGTGTCGTGTTATGTCAGACGATTTTTTGTAAAAACTGATACTATTCTATCATTTTCGGACTTGTCAAAGACCTAATGAACCTAGCCTTGTTTATAAAAATTTAAGAAAAGTTTTATAGTTTGTTTACGATTTTTCGGAGATTTTGTAAGATATGCCCGGAAGCGTTGTTGATTTTGGACATGGCAAAAAAGAAAAGGCAGCCGGAAAAGCTGCCCTTTGTTTGAAAATATTCAATTACGTTCTTATTGCTTCTGAACCAGCTCGTAAACCAATGCGTCAATACGTTTTTCCATTTCGTCAAACTCGCAAGTCTCATTTTCCTGAAACGCTGGCATTAACATATAATTTTCGAATTCTTTCGCTGTATCGTTCCATTCTCCACCGGTTGCAAAAGATAAATCCCCATTCTTCAATATTGCCAAGCTATCGACATTCATCTGCGATTCAACCAATTTTCTGACATATACGGAAATCGGCTCACCGCTTGGCAACTTATAATTATCGCCTGTAAATTGCCACTGACTTCTAATTTTTATAATCTTTTTGAAATCATTTCTTTTCATGGTATATTCCTCACTTTCCTGACTTTCGCCTTTGCTCTATTTCTTTGCCATGGTTGTATTATAGTCTATTATCGTGTATATGTCAATAGTCTATTTTCATGTATTTTAATTATTTTTATATTCCATAATATCGCCCGGCTGGCAATTTAACAGTTTGCATAAATTACATATAACTTCACAAGTTACATTTTCGTTTTTGGTCAGCTTCGCTACAGTATTAGAATGGATTCCGTTATTCTTTAGCCACTGTTTATTATATTCTTTCTTATCTAAGATATTCCACAGCTTGGAAAAGTCAATATATCCGTTTGTGCCATAATTCGCCATGCGTCACACCTCTTTTCTTTTTATATATGATAATAGATTTTTCACACCATGTCAACGTCTATTCTCATGTATCATATTGCACAATAAACTGCTGTTTTGTGTCGTCTATTTTCGTGTATTGTGTCAATTGTATTATAATCTATTATCATGTACTATTAGTATATCAAATGAAACACGAAAGCGAGGTTACAACATGAAAAATATGAAAGCGGCAGAAACATTATTAGAAAGAAAAGGGTTTTATATTTCGAACCAGTTTGACGGTTTTACCACTCTCCCGGATGAATACGAATTGAGTGACGTAAACGGGAATGTTGTTATTGACCATTTGAGCGAAGCGCAGATTTTACAGCTTTCGGAAATTTTATAGGGAGGGCTTAAACATGAGAAAGACGGGAATGCGTTTTACATGGGAAACAACAAAGAACGGTGACGCGATCAACGAACTGAAAAAGAACGGAATCGCGTTTGAGTATAACCACTTCGGGGAACTCACAGCCGACTTTTACGGAATCGGCATTTTTGAAAAAGTCGATTTTGAACACGTCCAAGGCGATTTATTTGAAATCTGCATAGCATAGCCGAAACGCTCCAAGATCGGAGCGTCAGCCGTGGGATGGTCGCCCGGCTCTGATGATGGCAGACCAGAAAGGGAAAATATGAAGAATTGGACAATGGAACAATTATATGACCTTTGGAGGAATCGAGGATATACGAAAAAAGTAGCGCAGGCGAAAGCTGAAAAAGACTACAAGGAAATGCACCGAAAGAAATCGGACATAGAACAGCATCAGACCATGCAAGAAATGCTTTACAACTAAGTCGAAACCGCCCACGCGGCGGTCTGCAGGAACTGCCCCACCTGCACCGATGAGACAGGGCGCACAATGAAAGGATGGTTGATTTTATGGCTACAGTTAAATTACAAGGAATTTATGAAAGAAGAAACGCTATCCCGGCGGCAGAACTCAAGCCGGGCATGGTTACAGTTTGGAATTTTGGATACACCGAGACGGTAAAAAGCGTTGAGCCTACCAAGAGCGGAAAAAGCGTCAGATGCGTTATTATTTCCGACGAAAGTGGAAAAGAATACACGCGAACAATGCGAAACGATAGACTTGTAGCAATCGCATAGGCAAGGGCGGCTTTTCCGGGGTTCGATTCCCCGGCTTGCCATTACTCAAAAATGAGCAAATAAAAGGAAAGAGGTATAAGAAATGGAAGAAAGATATATTTTGCACACGGGAAAAGGTGTGCAGATCGTAACAGAATCGCAAGCAATTAACAACGCGCTAGATCAAGAAAAAAGCGGCGTTATTCCGCGTTACTCATTCCGGGATTATAAGACCGGGGAAAACCTCACACCACCCGGATGGCTTGTGTTCTCAACTTTTGCGGACGGTTGCGGCGTTGTGTACCGCAGATCTGACGGAAAAATGATTATAACAACAGGATTCCAAGGGGATTTTGTTGTAATTTAATGCGGTACTCTTCCGCCCTATTTCGCGTGCCTGGTGGCGTTGCGTACAGGTTCGATTCCGGCGGCGTGGACTTATTAACCGATGGTCATATATTGGGACTGCATCGGGTTATATGACGGCATATTGCCGTCACACGGCGCGCCGCAGCCGTAAATAATCGCGGTTGATCTGCTTTAATGCAGACGCAAGACACGCGGGAAAGCTCGTTTCTACCGTTCTATCATTAAGAGCGGCGGCAAGATCGCAAGCCGTCACTATTGCGGCACTTTGGAGCTTGTGCATCTCCAACAAAAAACAGATTGCACACCGTTCCGCCGGATGCGGGCATATAACGCACATTGACAAATAAACACGATATAAGGAGGTATAAGTGTATGACCTACGATATTAAAGCCGATCACAACGGGCAAGCCGTGCGCCGGGTGGCGTATGGGGATATGCAAGCATGGTTAATTATAAACCAATTATCGCGCGACGGATGCAAAAATATATGCATGAGTGAGCGCGGAACGTCTGGAGGTGTGAAAGATGGGGAAATATGAGTATATCGGAAAAAGGGAAATAATGCGCCGGGTGTCTGCTCTTGGCTATCCGGAAATATCTGGCAAAACGTGTGGCTACTCGAAATTCGAGGGCGTGGAATGGGTGGAGTCTGCAAAAATCAAAATAACCGCCCAGCGTGGCGGTGACTGGATGCAGATCACGCAAAGACCGGAAAACATAACACACACTTACAGCCGGTACGACGGGAAAAACTATCTTGGCAAGTGGTAAAATGCGGTTTATGCTAGATTGTAACTATAGCCGGGCAAGCGTCTTTTGGCGTTTGCCTGTGATCGGCAATACCATCAAATATCATCAATGAATTATCTATATATGGCATAACATATAGTGTATTTGTGTTATTTGCGGAATGCCGCAGATAATTGCACGTTTGTTACACGTTTTTGGAAAACCGTGAAAATGGAATCTCGACCCTAAAACGCTACCCCAGGGGGGTACAAAAAAAATTACGAAATATTTTTTGGGGCGCGGGAAAAATTTTCTTTCATCAAAAACCCGCCAGTTAGGCGGGTTTTCTTATTTCTTCTCTTTCATTACAATTTCTAAATCAAGCCCCAATGCATCTGTAATCTGCCGCATTTCCTTTTCTGAAAAGTTGTCACGTTTCATTTTTTGCGAAAGATTTTGTGAGCTGGTGTCAATAAGTCTTGCTAGATCGGTCACTCTTAATTCCTTTTCAATAAGCGTATGTTTTACGATTTTTGCAAACAATGTACCGCCTCCTCTCTCTTGACGTGTTTCAATAATATCATAAATAAATTTATTATTCAATTATTTAATTACAAACAATACTTGACAATCACAAAATAAACCGTATAATGTAATTAAAGAGTTACAACAGTAATTGATAAGTTACAGAAAGGGGCACAAATATGGCACAAATAGAACAAACCATCACTACTTTAGAGATTGCAGAAATGATGGGAATGCGTCACGACAGAGTTTTAAGAAAATTGGAAGGACAGGATGTAAAGGGAAAACATACTGAAGGAATCATTGAAATTTTGACTCACCACAATTTAGGTGCGAGTGATTATTTCATTCCATCTACCTACAAAGATGAATCCGGAAAAGAAAACAAGTGCTACAAAGTAACCAAGTTAGGATGTGATTTTCTTGCGAACAAATTCAACGGAGAAAAAGGCATCGTATTTACTGCCCGATACGTGAAACGTTTTACCGACATGGAGAAAGCCATAAAGAAACCACAGGCGGCATTGCCGAAAAATGATGACCTATTTGCAGATTGTTACATTTCAAAACAGCAATTGGACGCATCACGCGGAGCGTGGTTCAGAAAAAATAATTGGAAATTAAAAATTATCATGGAACAGTTTGGGTGGACGAGAAAATTTTTATATCACAAGATTCTCGTGGAGCTATCTGACATTTACGACTTAGAACTTGAAGAAAAGTTCTATGTGCAGAGGTTTGGATATAGACCAGAGTACAAATTGGATTTGTTGGATGGCAGTAAAAGCCTTGCCAGACTTGCGACAGGATATATCAACTATTTATTAACAGAAGAAGGAGACTACTAAAATGGATGAATTTATTAAAATTGTATGTTCAAGTCAGCTTGACAATGAAACCGGAAATGCCTTTGTTGAATACTTCTCGCCCTTAACAGAGAAGCTAAAAGGGCTATTAAGTGAAAATTTATATTCAGAGTTCGAGGAACTGCTTTTTAGTTGCTGTGCAAAGAATAATGATTTTTACATGACGGAAGGTGCGAAACTCGCTATAGAAATAATGAAAGGTTCTTACATTCCGAAAGTCTGACACAATCCCGGCGGCGATTCAAACCGCCGGATTTATTTTTGCCCTAGCGCAACGAAATTTTCTTTCGTGAAAATCAAAGACCGCGCCGAATAATCGCTTTTGCTCAACTCTTCTATCAGCTTTTCCCTAGTCATTTCCGGATTCGTCCGGTGCACGTACTGTAAGAGTTCTGAAATTTTATCCATTATGCAACCTCCATAAGTTCAATCAACAGTCTGTCTGCTATTTCAAATACTTCTCTTCCGTATGTAGCCAAGAAGTCTGCTACAATTTCCTCTGTATCAATATCCATGTATACATTATACGAAAGGCAGAATGCATGACATAATTCGTGACATAACACACGGTCAAGGAACCTTCCGCGCAAATCATCCGCAAGATATATCGTTTTCGTGTCCCTGTCGGTCATTCCTACCGTCCTGCTTCCATCACTTCTCTGTAGCATATCGCTGTAACGCGATACTTTGACCAAATTCCACATTTCATTGTTTATTGTGAACAATTTACCACCTCGCAAACAAAGAGGGCGAAATGCCCTCTCTATTACATTTTCGTGACAAGCGTAGTCAGCTTTGTCTTGGTCAACTGTTTCTCTTCTGGGGACATACCGGAAAACAGTTCGGTCACATCTTCAGAAAGAGATTTCATGTACTTTTCGAGTTCTTTCATCTTTGCGTCCTTATCTTCCGGTGAATTTCCGTTATGCATTTCCTTTGTCTCCATGTAGCTTCTCCGGCTCATACCGGCTCTGCCCTCTCTTGCATCGTGAGTACCGGTACTCATGCCGTTATTTCCGCTCATAGGCTCTGAATAATACATCTTTCCCATACTCATTCTGTCAAGGTCTCTCATTCGCTCTGCATCCGACATATTTTCCCATTCCCGGTAATCTTCCGGCATCTGATGATAATATGGAGGTTCTACATATCCTCTGCGTGTTCCACGTCCTTTCGGTGCGAATCTGCCATTTGCATAGCGGTAATGGTCGTAAAATCTTCTGTCTGGATAATCCTCGTACTGTTCAAGCATACGCATAATATCCTCGTTATTTTCAGACTTTTTCATTGCTTCAACAATGTTATAGTCTTTGTCAAAGCATACGATATTCTTTGCAATCTCTGTCCAATCCTTGAGATCATCAAGGTTTTGTCCTTCAAAATTCTCGATTCCGATGCCGTCAACGTGGGCTTTCACGCAATCCATAATCTGTTTCGCAAATTTATGCATAATATCAAGCCTCCCTTACTGCAATCAAATTACTGTTCTGCACCTCGATAGCCTGCGCGGACGTATTCTGCACGGCTACGGTACTGCAACAACCGCAAGGTACATCAACATATGCCTGTGCTGATACATTAAAGAAATTCTCAACTGCCGCAGGGGTTACGATCATCTTTGTTGACTGCAAAGGTTCTCCATCAACCGCGATTGCAAGAGAAATCTCTCCGACTGTTCCGCCTGTCGGGATCTGAATGTTGCCGGAATACGACACAAGGAATCTCGCTTTGCACTGATTTGTGATACCTCTTAGCTTGATAATTCCACTTCCCTGTCTGTGTACGATACATTTTGTTCCATTTACCGCTGTTTCTGTAAATACCACATCTTCTCCAGCGGCAACGGTTTGTAATGCAATTCCTGTTACTTCCATTATTTTTACCTCTCTTCCATAAAATAAGGGCAAACATTACAGTCTGCCCTTTGGTTATAAGTAATACTGCTTAGCAGACATGATCGAGTTAAACTCAATTAAGATACTCAATTATTCAGTTTTAGCAGCCACAACCTGTGTTGCATCCGCATCCATATGCATAAGCATTTGGGTTAGGTACGACATATGCCGGAATAGCAGACGGATTTACCGCATTGATAATCTGCTGTGTCTGAGCTGCCATCTGAGTTGTAAGTAATGCGCTCTGACGATCCTGTGAAGCCGCTCTACGAAGATCATTATTTTCTGCCTGTAAGGAAGAAATTTTCTCATTGCAGAGATAATCAAGAATAGCGCGTGTTCCTGCGTTCTGGCTGTCGATAATGTCTCTTGTGTTGCTGTTCATGGTGTTCTGCAATGCGCAAGTGTTAGTTGCCATGTTGTAGTTTACACCTTGGATAGCTTCTCTTGTTTCGCAGCAGCAGTTAGCAAGCTGTGACTGTAATGCGTTTGTATTCTGCATATTAGCGACTGTATCAGCGTTGATAGCCTGCTGGATGCCGAATCCGGTCTGCAAAATGTTTGTGTTGATGCCGTTCATGCCGGTTTGCACTGCATAGAATCCGTCGCAAAGTCCGTTTGTAATGCCGTCAAGTTTTGACACAACCGCCTGATTATCAAATCCGCGCTGGATTTCGCTTCCGACACCACCATTCATTCCGTTTCCTCCAAATCCGTTACCGAATCCGCCCCATCCGAAGATAGCGAAGATAACGATAATGAACCATAACCATGAGCCTTCTGCGCCCCATCCGTTGTTATTTCCGTTTCCGTCAATGTTTGCTACAAGTGGAACGGATGCACAATTACCTGTGTTAAACATAGAATTTACCTCCATAATTCATTTTTATATACATAATCTTGCAAGAATTAGTATCACATTCCTAATTGGCTTTTAAATGACTCAAAAGCCTTATCTGCGTCAATTCCCTTTTCTTTGCACAAATTCCTAGCCATCTGCTCAATGCCCTTGGAATCTCCCTTTTGTGCCATTTGCATAGCATTGCGCGCCATAGGGTTGCTCATTACGCTGTTGTTCCCCATCATTTGTTGTAAAAACTGCTGTGGGTTTTTCATTCCCTGTAACATCTGCATAGGATTCATTAAGACTCACTCTCCTTTTGTGTTCGTGAAGATTTTCTTTGCGTTTGCGAAGATAACTTATCCTCCAATTCTTCCATTTTGCCAAACAGGACATCTAACTTATCCGTAATAGCCTTTGCCGCATCGTCAGATAGCCCTATTTCGATTCTTTTATCATCACTCGAAGAATCTGCCATCTGCTCATTAAAAGGCTTGTAAACAGTTTTTCTGATTGTTCCGTTGGCATCCCATTGTTTTGCTACGATTGCGCTCATGTCCTGCATTGGGAAAAACGCAACGCTTCCATCCATAGGCACATCATTTGCCATAATTGCCGATTCCGACTGTACTACTTTTCCTTGGATTCCAAGAAACTGCGGTTGCATCTGCGGAATCTGTGGCTCTGGCTGTTGAAACCTCTGCATTGGGTTGTACTGATATGCGGCATAGCTTGGGTTTGGGTTAAATGCCATATTCTGATTTTGCATCTGATACATTCTCTTCCTCCAATACTTCCTTGATTGCGTGAATCATTGCTGATTGGTAAACAAGCGGAACCTTTGACACATCTTCTCTTGTTAATATTTTTTCAAGAATTTCATCCGTAAATAACAT